GGCGGTACGAGCCGCCGTCGTACGGCAGGAACGACACGCCCGACATCTCATCGAAGTGCTCCCACACGAACGCCCCGACCGCAGGCCACTCCTTCTCAGTCACGTTGATGGTGACAGATGGCTTGTGCTCGCAGTAGTGGCGCTGGAACACCAGCCAGAGCTTGAGGTGCTGGATGGCGGAGAGCTGCTCGCGCAGCAGCGCGCCCTCTGGCGCCTTCTTCGGGAAGGTGAACACCGTCGTGCTGTCCGGCTTCATGACGTCTGGCTCGGCGGGAACGCCGGCGGCGATCATGAACTTGGTCAGCGGGTCCTTGTTGTCGGCGCGGACGCGGCGGAAGTAGAACTTGGCGTGGCGCGCGTGCAGGCCGCTGGCGCTGTCTACCTTCTGGGACACCGTGCCGGATGGCTTGATGCAGGTGATGGCGGCTGACTGCTGGATGCCGAGGACCTCTGCGAACTCCTTATTGGTCTCGACGGCGACCTGGCGCAGCTCCTCAAGGCGGGCCGGCAGCTCTGGGTCATCTGGGTTGTTGAGCAGCGGGTTGTCCAGCACGCCGGTCATTGACACGCCCAGCAACCGCTCCTCTTCCGTGTTGTTCTTCCAGATCTTGCGCAGGTACGGGAAGTGCGTCAGCGTGGACTGGTACGTGCCGAGGATGGTGGCGATGCGGAACTTCCTCTTCAGCGTCTCCATCGTGTCCCACGCGCGCACCACAACTTCCGTGAGGTTGCAGAACTGATACGGCCGGAGGATGATCTCGCTGCACGGGTTGGTGCCGAACTCGAAGTCGAACTTGCGGCGCCCGTTGCGCTTGACCACCAGCTTGGCGGCCTCGCGGTTGAAGATGCCTCGCTCGCCTGACTTCGACTCATAGAGTGACAGCCACTCCTGCATGAAGATGCCGACGTCCGGGCGCTCAGTGTAGCACGCGCTGTTGTTGGCCAGGGCCCGCTGCGGCTGGCTCTCCCACCAGGCGCCTGCCTTGGCGTGGCGCATGCGGTCGTCAGAGAGGTTGGACAGGGAGATCATGGCCGAGCGGCGCACGCCACCGACGACCACCACCTCACCGATCTTGCACATGATGTCGTGGCACTCGAGGCTGGTCAGCTTGCGGCCGGCGGCTGCCTTGAACGTCTTCGTGACGAACTTGAACAGCTCGATCAGCGGGCCTGGGCCAGAGGCACGGCCGCCGAACGTCTTCAGGCGAGCACCGGCAGGGCGCACCTTTGAGGTGTCCCACTTAGGCGCCTCACCCGAGTACAGCATGGCGATGAGCTGGCGCAGCGCCTTGGCCCAACCTTCCTTGCTGTCATGCACGACGATGATGGAGTCGCTGTCAAAGATCAGCTCAGGGATCTCAGGCAGCTTGGTGACGTACTGGCGCTCGACGCTGAAGCCGACGCCGGTACCGCAGAGGAGGATGTACATGGCCTCGTCAAAGGCCTTCTGGTCGTCAATCGGCAGGTACGAGCAGTTGTAGCCGGCCGTGTTGTCGCGCTCGAGGGCGGGGCCAGCCGTCATGATGGCCCGCATCGATGGCATCACGTGGTCGCCCTCAACGTTGGACTGCAGCTCCTTCAGCAGCTCAGGTGGGATGGTGTAGGTGAACTTTTCAAGCAGGTGCTTCGAGATGAAGTCAAAGTAGCGTTGCGCCGACTCTGCCCAGTTCTCTCGCCGTTTCTTGTCATCAAGGTAGCGAGCGTACCGGGATTTGGAAATGAACGTCTCATACATTTTTCTCTCTCCAACAATATACAAAGATCCGCCACCAGAGCGGTCCCCTTTTTCTAGAGCAAAAGATCCCCTCGACGCGTCACTGCGTCAAAATTAACGCCACACTCTTTGGAGGGTAAAGTCTCTTACTTCAGATATCCTGCGCATCCACCCGTTCAGGAAGATGGTCTGTGATGGGTCTCTCTCAACGATCCGCCTGTAGAAGGCCTCTCTCAAGTCAGCGATGTTATTTATGACGGCCAGCCCATTCGCGTTCCTGAGAAGTCCGAACGTTTCTGGACCAAGGACGCCGTCGACCGTCGCGCCGAGCGCCTGCTGCAGGAACTTGATCGCGCGTACCACCCCGTGGTTTACAGCGCCGTCGAAGTGGATGATTGTAAGCGGGTCTGACAGCTGGTCACAGCCTGAGCCCTCCCAGTACCGCACGTAGTAGATCTCCATCGTCTGGGCCAGGTCGAGCGCCGCCACGTTCACGTCAGGGTTGGCGTTCTGCGCCACGCCGTACTTCGTCTCACCGCCTCGGTCGGCGCGCTCGTTCACGTACCCTACCTTGCGCCGCTGCAGCGCCGTATCCATGGCGCCACGAATGACATCTGGGTCGGTGGGGTCCCAGTGGGCGCCCACCTCATACAGCATGGCATGGTTGAAGGCCTCGGTGAAGTCCCGTGGGTACAAGCGCACCTCCCTGAATCAGGGAGGTATTTACCGGCGCCGTGTCAGTGGGTGAGTAGGTCACCGACGACCTTGCTGCCAATGTACTTGTGAAGGTCGTGCGGTCCGATGACGACGGCGAGCTGCAGGACGCTGCCGTTTGGCTGCGTCACGGGGCCGACTGGATGCACCAGCGCCGTGGCCTTGTTGATCATTGGGTGCACCACTGAGATCCTGTCACTGTAGTCAATGACGCGGACCTCAAGCGTTCGCAGGTTCATCTCGGTCGGCGAGAAGGAGTAGGCGAAGTACTGCGTGGTCGCGCAGTTTGGCACCGGCACCGTGTCGAGCTGGTACGTCTCGTGGTCGGTCACGAGGATGTTCCAGCAGGACGGGACCCAGAACTCGAAGTTGTTAACGCGGATCTTCATCCCTGGGCCTGTCGTCTCCTCGAGGTAGGTGATCTTTGACTGCACGAAGTCGCACAGCGTCGCGCTGAATGACCAGTGGTACTTCACCATCACTGGCGCCGTCAGGCTGTCAATGATGTACGGCTTGCCGTAGTCCGGTAGAATTAGCATCTCACTCCTTTACCTTGAGAACCTGCTTCTTGGATATTGGGTACCTGGCCTCGTTGTAGTACTTCTGGCGCTCCTTGAAGTGCTTTCGTGACCACTTCAGCTTGCTGTGAATGTCAACGACGTGGACCGCCTGCTTGTCGTCGGCCAGCCGCAGCCCCCGGCCGATGGACTGGATGGCCTTGATGAATGACTTCCCAGGGTCAACCATCATAAGGCAGAACACGCGGTCGATGCTGATGCCCGTTGACGCGATGCCTGCCGAGGCGATCACGATGAGGTCGTTGCGCTGCTCGAACATGTCGTAGTGCTCACGGCGCAGGTCCTTGGGTGAGTCACCGTAGAGGAACACGCAGTCCTTGATAAGCATTGACAGCTTCTTGCCGAAGTCGATCGAGTTCACCAGCACGAGCGTGTTGCCGTGGGCCGCGCACTTGGAGATGATGAGATTGGCGATGATCTCCATCCGCGCTGGCGACTTGGACACGAACGCCTTCTCGGCGGCGTAGTCAGGGAACTCCTCGTCGACGTACGTCTCATTGAGCTCGATCGGCTCGATCTCAAGCTTGGCGAGGTAACCATTGTCTATGAGCCATGAGGCCGGGATCTCCTTGAGGATCGGGCCGATTGCTGACTGCAGGGAGAGCTGGTCCGACTGCGGCTTGGGGAAGGTGCCAGTGACGCCGAACCGGAACGGGATGTGCTTGCCGTCCTCATTCAGCAGCTTCTGCGCGACGCTCGCCTTGATGCCGTGGGCCTCGTCCCAGATCAAGACCTGAAAGTCACGCAGGATGGCTGGGTTGTACTGCAGCGCCTGCCACGTGGCCACGACGTTCGCCTTGGTCACGTCCTTCTGGTCGCCGCTGTAGCAACCTGTCTCGAGCCCAAGCGCTGCATACCACTCAGCCGTCTGGTCGACGAGGTCAGCTGACGGCACGATGGTGATGGTGCGGTACTCGGCGCGTGAGTAGATGTAGGCGATGCCTGCGGTGATTGAGGTCTTCCCGGCGCCGGTGCCTGCGATGATGAAGCCGCTGCCAGCGTCGATGCACGCGTTGATGCACTCAACCTGGTAGGGCCGCAGCTTGAACTTCTTACCGTACACCTCACGGTGCAGGAACATCAGCTCAGTGGCCGACTCGGCCGGGTTGGGCCAGACCTTTCGGTGGTCGACCAGCTCTACCTCGTAGCCCCACCCCTCAAGGTAAGGCAGCACCTGTGAGAGCAGGCGCTGGTAGGTCTTGCCGGTCTTCTCGAAGAAGCGGATCTTGCCGTCCCACCTGCCTAGCTTGTAGGCAGGCATGAAGAAGTAGCCGTCGACGTGCACGCCGAACTTGTTCCACAGGAACTCGATGTCCTGCGGCTCAAGCCCTCCCAGCGTGCACCAGACCTCGTCCCTGACGGTAAGGACGCACCGCTTAGGCATCGTTCAGGAAGACGTAGATGGTGTCGCCGGTGGTGTCGTAGGAGTCCTTGCCTCCGCCTGCAGTGAAGTGCCGGACGATATTGAGGTTGTGGATCAGCATTGACCAGCTGATCTCCACGGGCTTGTTGTTGCCAGTGAGCGTCGTGACAGTGACGACAGAGAGGTACGATGACACCGTATTGATGAACTTCGTGATGCCGATCATCTCCTTGGGAGTGATTGGGTTTTTCTCCGTCAGCTCAAGCGTTGAGCCATCGCGCAGGACGATGACGTAGGAGATGTCGGTCTTCACGGTGCTGGCTCCTTGAATGAAGTTCAACTTTGGGGTGGCACTTGACTTCGCCACGTTGACATTGATGGTGCCACCAGTCGGAGCGAAGACACCGCCTGTGCCCTGGTTGCCGCCCGCTGGCTGGTAGTTCCCGCCGCCAGCCGGGGCGAAGGGTTGGCTGCCATCATCGTCAATGATGATGGTGATGGTCCCGTCGTCGTTCAACGTGACGTCAGTACCACCGACATTGGAGAAGTCGAACTCAAAGTCCTGGATGTCGTCCGCGTCGGCCTGCTGGTGCATGGTTGCTCCCTTAAAGAATCGCGTCCTGCAGCTCAGCGACGCGCAGTTTCGTGATGTGCGAGATCATCCAGCCCAGCTGCTTGAGGGCCTCAACGATGGCTCCCGCCTGGTCCTTGTGCAGCTTCACCTCGATCAGGATCTGGTTGAGCTCAACGATCTCTGGCTCACCGGCGATGTACGCCTGGATGTCCCGCGTCGAGAGCTGCCGTGAGTAGCCCTCGTTGTACTTCTTCCACAGGCGCGACGTGACCTTCTCCTTCAGGTTCAGTACCCAGTCCTCCAGTGCCTTCAGCTCTTGGTGCGTCTGGTCGTAGCTCGACTGGTAGTGCGGCAGCGTTCGCGCGATCTCCTCCAGCCGCCTGCCCTCGACCTTGAAGATCGGCGCGGCGGCCTGGATCTTCTCCTCGTAGGAGGGCAGCACTGAGGCGAACTCAGTGAGCTTGTCTGACTCGAACTTCATGAGGAACGACACGCTACCTCCTAATGACGATCTCACGACTCTCAGCGTCGTAGTCGATCAGCAAGTTTTCAATCAGCAGCGCGCCCTCGTTGATGACTATGAGGGGGTCGGCATTGACAATTATACCACCAGCACTGCCGCCGGAAAACGGCGTGAAGTGAAAGAGGCTGTTCGGTGCCAGGTGAATGTTCACGCCAGTGTACCCACCGCTCCTCAACAGGTCGGAGATCTTCTGGCGCGCGGCGGCGGTGATCATCGTGGGTGAGAAAAACGGGTCCAGGCGCGGGGCCTGGACCCTAAGTAGCTCTCGAAGAGGAGAAACGTGAGAGCTTATTCCTTGTCGGCGGGGACCAGGCTCAGGTCACCGATGACCTCCTTGACGCGCTTGAACAGCTTACCTGGGCTGTTCAGCACCTCACGCGTGGTCTCAGTGAACTCACCGGTCTCGCCCTTCGATGGGTAGGTCAGGATGAACCCGCCCTTGACGACGTCGATCGTGACTGCTTCTCCGTAGCTATTCATCCTTCTCTCCTTCCTTTGCTTCCTCAGTCCAGGACTCTTTATCGTCCATGAGCTGGAGGACATTGCGTTCGGCCTCGACCACGATCGGGTGGCTGAGGATCTTCTTGACCAGCTCGGCGTCAAGGTGCTTGGTCTGGAACTTGATGGGGTCCTGACCCGGCAGCTCGACTGACTTCCAGGACCCAGCCGTCTTGACGACGCCCATGTCCTCCATCATGTCGAGGAAGCCTGAGTAGGGGTCCATGCCTGCGTCCCACGGGACCTCGACCTCGGTCTTCTGACCGACCTGCGCGAAGCGGGACTTGTAGGTCTCGACCTTCATGCGCACGCCGACCACCTCGGTACCTTCCTTCAGCTTGGCAGGGACGATGAGGAGGATCTGCGACGCCGAGTAGCGGATGGCGTTGTTGATGATCCAAAGGCCCTGGCCATTCATGAGGTCAGTGTTCGGGAAGACCTGGTGTGTCAGGCAGAATGCCATCGGCCCGCGCTTGATGCGCGACACGATGGTGCGCAGCATGTGCTTCGCCTGCTTGGCGCGCTGGCCTTGGTCGCCCTTCTGCACGCCCGACTTGAAGTGCTCGTCCTCGCTGTCGGTGATGAGCATGTCGAGTGAGTCCAGCGCGATGATGACGCGCGGGGCGTCAAAGTTGCGCATGCCGTACGACTTCTCGTACTGCCCGATGAACTCAGACACGACGTTGACGACGTCGTTGAACGTGGTCACGCCGGCGTACATGAACTTGTCCTCAGACACGTCCATGCCGATGCGCTTCAGCCAGCCAATGTCGAGCGCATTCTCGCTGTCAAGCAGCAGGATAAAGGCGCCCTCTGCCTGCGCGTTCTTCAACGCGTTGCACAGGATGAACGACTTGCCAGCGCCGGACGGGCCGGCGAAGCAGGTGACGCGCCCCTGTGGGATGCCACGCGTGAAGCTGCCAGAGATCCGCTTGTTGAGCGCCAGGTTGCCAGTACTCGCCCAGAAGCGGGGCGGGCTGAAGTCCGTGATGATGTTGTCCATCTTGGACACGGTCTTCTTGAAGTCCTTGAGAAAGGAAAGCGTCATAGGTAACTCCTTAGAGAGAGGAGGGCGGCCAAGACCACCCTCCTGTTAGAGTTACTTCGCGGCCTGAGCAGCCTTCGCGCGGGCGCGCAGCTGCTCAAGGACGGACGACGTGCTCTTCGTTGGCTCAGCTGCTGCTACGGGAGCCGTGGCGGCAGGTGCCTCCTCGGTCTTGACCGCAGCGACGGCGGCCAGCACTTGGGCCGGCGCGGCCTCTTCCTCGTCCTCATCCTCGGCCTTGAAGGCCTTGCCCGTCTGGTCAGCGATGAGCATCGCCTCCAGTGTGGCGCGGTCGATCTGCTTGGTGCGGAACGTCTTGAGGTCGTACAGCTCGATGCGCTCGATGATGGAGTCATCGAGGTCCGTCTGCTTCGGCGCGAAGTTGGACGTCGTGTACGAGTTCTGGCCGGAGCCTGTCTTCGTCTTGCGGAAGCGGAAGTTGTAGCCGCCCTTCAGCTCGAAGGGAGCCTCTTCCAGGTCACCAGACTGGAACGCCGCCTGGATCTGCTTGAAGACCTGCGGGCCGAACTCAACCAGCTTGACGAGCTGGGACTGGTCGTGCTCGATCGGCGACTCGATCACGATGACCTGGCCGATGTAGCCCTTCTTCTTGTAGTACTTCTTGCCCATCGCCTCGTTCTCTTCGTCGTAGTACTTGCGCGCGAGGTCGCACACTGGGCAGGACTCGCCGTACATCGAGAGGCAGGGGACCTTCTTCTTCTCACCGTTGACGATGAGCTCGTGATTGAGGTTCTCAACCAGGAAGCCGAGGGGGTTCTCCTCGTCCAGGTCAGGCAGGAAGCGCACGACTGCGGTCGCACCTTCTTCCATCTTCCAGAAGGGGTAGAAAAGTTTCCAGGAGGGGTCTCCACCGCCGGTCTTCTGGGTGAAGGAGGCTTTCAGGGCGTCGAGGGATCGTTTCATGGTTCAAACTCCTTGTGCAAAGGTTCAAAATGCAAACAGTGAAAGTACGTAAGCACTTGCTTACGCATCACTATTTATAGTGGCCGCTCAATCGAGCGTCCCTGTCAGCGGAGGGAAAGAAGGCCCGCCAGGACGGCGGGCCTCAAGTCAGCGGAGTTACTAAGAGATGCAAGAACTATTCTAACACCCTGGCGGGTGCAGAAAACTTACAGCCCACCGGCGGCGATCAGCTCCTTGATGAGCGGCTTCGTCGCCTGCCCGAACTCGCGGATCCAGCTGTCAGGCAGGCCCTGCTCGCGCCGCCGGTTCATCACCAGCTGGAGCGCGGCCGACTCAATCGCACCTTGGCCGCGCGTGCGAGGCACGCCCTCAAACGGCTCGAGCGTGCCCTCGTGGAACGTGACCTCACCGTTCTCAAGCAGCATTGTCACCACTGGCGCGCTGTTAGGCTCACCCTGCTCGGCGTTCATCAGCGTCAGCCAGAGCTTGACGTAGGGGAACGCCGCGCCGATGGTCTCCAGGTCAGTGGCGACCTCCTTCACCTCGGGCCACTTGCCGACGTTGTCACAGTGGTAGATGCGCCCGTCAGGGTGGCACCAGCCGTAGGGGCCGTAGATGTACGCGCACGACGCCCAGCTGTTGGTGACGTACTCGGTCACCACCATCTTGAGCCGGTGCTTCAGCTCCTGCTCAACCTGCCATACCTTCTGCTGCCGCTCGCGTCGCTCGTCGGTCCACTCACCGCCAGCACCGTAGTCGTTGAGCTTGGTGATCAGGTCGTAGCCGAGCTCCTGCCGCGCCCACTCGTTCCACGCGTGGTTGTTGCCACCAGCGTACGGGCTGAAGTTCTGCAGGAAGTAGTCAGTGCGAAAGATGATGTCCTTCGCCTGTTCCGGCGTCACGGCAGGCCCGGTGATCAGGCACTGCGGCCACTTTGGCAGGCCGCGCGCGAGCGCGGCAACACGGTCGATCTTAAGCATAGAGGTCACTCGTGAAGTTAAGGTTGCTGTTGTCGACGGTGCCGTCGACGACGATCAGCTCATCGCACTCGGTACCGAACATGAGGCCTTCCTGTCGCATGTACATCGCGCGCACGGCCTCCTCAGGCACTGACTTGTCGGCGCGTGACGCCTGCCGCGCGATCACCACTGCCAGCGGCGCCAGCACCTCGACGCCAGTGATCGTGAACTTCTTCGCGCGCAGGTCATTCACCCAGCGGGCGCGCGACTTGCGCGTCAGGTTCGTGTTGTCGACGATCACCACGTCATTCTCGGTGATGGCCTGGTTCCAGCGCTTCGTCACGTACTCGCTGAACAGCTGCGGGTTGTCGTTCGCGAACTTGAACGCCTCGGCGTACGCGCGCTTCGGGCAGCCGTGCTGCTGGTCCCACAGGTCCAGGCGCACCTGGTCCAGCGAGAAGATCGTCAGCTTCGGGCGGTTCACCCACGCGTACGGGCGCGTGATGAGGTCAACAACCGTCGACTTGCCTGAGCCCGACGGCCCGACCATCAAGAACGCCTGTTTTCTCCAAGCCATGTTAGTTTCCTTGTTCCGAGACGCACCGCTTCGGCTGCAGCGTCTGACGGCGGCAAGCGCAAGCAGCACTGCAATTTGATTCCAGAAGTTCACAGCGTCCTCCACTCCTTCAGCCACGCATTTACCGCGGCCAACTTCTGCTCCTGGTCATCCGAGGTCCTACCGTGCTGGTCGCACCAGAGCAGGCTGAGCCACGCGTCGTGAACGCCACGCTCGATCATCGATAGCTTCAGGGCCTTGCGCTTGCGCTCGTCCTTGAGCTGGAATGGAACGTGGTGCTCGATCATGAAGGCGATGTGCGACACGTCCATGACATCGAGCTCAAGCGCAGCGAGATCGTCCTTGTGTCGGAGCGCGTAGTCGACCCACATGCGAGCAGAGAGCTGCTCATGTCCATGGTAGGCGCGGTACTCGCCGCGGTCCTCCTTGAACTTGATCACCTCGGCCGGCGGCTTGCCCACGTCGTGGAACAGGCAGGCGATGCCAGTCAGCGTGCAATCACGCGGTGAAAGGGCCTTCGCAACGTCGCGCCACAGCACGTCAAGCAGCATCTCCGTGTGGACCGCGACGTTGGCCTCACGGTGCCACGGCGAGTCCTCGACAGTACGCACCATGGCAGCCCACTCCGGGGACTGCTTGAAGCGGGCCTCGAATGAGATGAACTCAACAATTTGCTGCACGGCGTCCATCAAAGTGTCACTCCTTGAAGATCTCGTCCAGAACGGCGTCGAGGAAGCGGAACGGCTCGCTGTCGGTGGCGCCCACTGCCTCGTATTCGCCCATGATCCGTACCATCGCGCGGTACGTTTCCTCGCGCGAGTACCCAGCGTTGACAAACTCGCTGAGCTTCTCGCTCAACGTCCGGGCGGCGCGGTCAGCGATCTCACCCATGGAGATGTAGAGCTGCCACTGCTGGGCAGTGAACTGCGCCAGGACCTTCACCGTCACCTGTCTCGTCAGTCCTCTCATCACATGCTCCAGTAGGTCTCGCTCGACGGGTCGCAGCAGAGCGGTGTGTTGACCGGCTGCGTGAACTCTTGGCCCGACAGCAGGTTGCGCTTCGTCTCCTGCTTCTCGATGTGCGTGTAGAACTCACTGGCCTCGGCGATCGCGTAGTCGTCGCGATTGACCTTGCCCGCGTTGACCGCCCGCGTCAGGCCGGCCTTGGCCGAGCTGAGGTCGGCGTAGGTTCTGGCCCCGTTGCGCCGCTTCAGGATCCGCGTGGACTCTTTGTTGTAGATGACGAATGACATGATGCGCTCCTCAGAAAGGTTGGCACATGTTCGGGAACCGCTCGGTGTCGTTGAACTGCTTCACCGCCCGCAGTCCACCCAGCCACGCCGCGTCGCTGTCCGTGAAGACGAAGCCCGACGTGACGGTCGCGCAGACGTACTGGCGTGCGATGGGGAACTCCGGGGTGGGAGCTACGTGGCGAACGACGTCCATCTCAACCGCGAACTTGTCCAGCCGGCCGATAACTGCCTTGACCTTCGCTTCCACCTGGTTCATCCGTACCTCCACCATCCGATAGAAGCATTATACAACAGGTCCCCGGAAAAGTACACAGGTTGACCCGGAATTGTAACAGGGCTACCGGCGCTTCCTCCAGGTGTATTCCTCACCGTCCGGGGTCTTTCCATCAACGATGCCATCAACGCCGGGCTTCGTGACGTTGTCTGAGTGCTCCATGGAGATGCAGACGTGCCTGAACCCCTCGTTGCGCTGCCGGTTGGCAAAGGCCAGCGCGTCGGTCAGTTGCAGTTCGGTGAACGTGCGGGCCTGCGGCTCGGACATGTTTGGGAACAGCCCCTCACCCGACCCTGGCTTGATCCAAAAGACGACAATGCTCATGGTTGAATTCTATCACACCTCAGGCGTTGTCAAAACCCGCCCGCAGCAGGTTCAGCTGCCTCTCGACCCGCCGCTCGAACAGCTCGACCTGCCTTGGTTCTCGAAAGTCGCCATTGTACAGGTCGACACGCCTGACATCAGGCAGGTCATGGTAGGTCGAGGTGTAGAAGTCCCGCACCCACACCGTGTTGTGAATGTTCAGCAGCAGGCCCCGCAGCACCTGGTAGGTCGTTGACTTCGCGGCGTCCACCTCCAGCACCAGCCGCGCCAGCGGCAGGCAGGCCTGCTCAAGCCGCGACTTTGAGCGCACGGCGTGGATGAGCGCGTTCACCTCAGTTACGGAGAACTGCTCAGAGGCCAGGATGTCCTCAACGTACCTGTCAAAGAGGTCGCTGCAGAGCTGCGGGTCGTCAAGGTCAAAGCTCGCCATCGTGATGGCGTGGCTGGCAAGCTCGCTGCGGTTGCCACGCGTCAGCTCAGGGTTGTCAAGGGACTTCAGCAGCAGCTCAAAGTACAGCCGCTTCTTGTGGAGCGGGCGCTCCATCTCCGACTCGAGGTGATCGATCGTCAGCGCATTGACCTCCACCACGCTGACGTGGTGGTCTGGCAGGAACCCCTCGTGCACGTGGCCGACCCACCGGCCGGCCAGCTCGGTTGAGAAGCCACGAGTGAGCCAGGTGAAAAAGAGCCCAGAGCTGTCGGCGCGGCGAATGCTCCACGCCTCCGCCTCCGGCAGCGCCACCTGGTGCTGCCGCAGCCGCTCGTCAGTGTCCACCCAGATGAAGTAGCTGGCGTCCTCCACCAGCGGGGCCGCCAGCTCAAGCAGGCAGTTCCTGAACGCTGAGAAGTTCACCTCGGCAAACGCGTTGCGGAAGATGAACACGTTGTCGAAGTTCCTGGCGGTCTCTGCCGCCCCCTCAGCTGAGCCATCGGTCGCCCCTGTGTCCAGCATGATGACCTTGCTGGCCAGCGGCGCGTGGTGCGTGATGAAGTCCGCGACGTGCTTGACGTCGTCCCTGAAGATGTTCAGGATGATGGCGTCACGCCGAATGTCGAGAGTCATAGATCTTTCCTAGGGAAGGCAGCAGGGTCTCAAACAGGCCAGAGAGGCTGGTCTTGTGCAGCTCCTCACGCACCTCAATGAATACCTCTCTTGGGTAGACATGCTGCAGCCACGCGTCGAGATAGGAGTAGTGGCCCCACACGTACAGCTTGATGAGCTCCTTGGCGATGGTGACCCACTCGTTCTTTGGGCTAAAGTCAAAGCGGTGCTCAGAGACAACGATGTGCCGGGATGGCAGGAACAGGTTCGCGCTCACCTCAAAGTTGCGGTGGATGTGCACGTTCGTCAGCTGACGACGCGCCGCCTCAGTGTCCAGCACCTTGACACCGCCGTGCTCATACGTAATCTCGTACTTGTTGGTCGACCAGTACTTGACCGGTCCTGTCTCATCCAGCACGGCTGTGACGTTGTCCAGCACGTAGTTGTCGCCCTCGATCATCATGAACCTAGGACTGCGCACCTGGTCAAGCAGCCGCTCATAGGCGTTCTTGATCGAAGTGGCGCCAGAGCCGTCAATCGCCGTGACCTTGCCTAGCACGTGCCGCGCACGGGCCAGGTTCTCCTCCCAGTTCAGCTCACCCGAGTATAAGAAGACGACATCCACCTACCTGCTCCTCGCTGAAGGTATCTCGGAACTCGTTTCGCGTGAGTGACCTGAACAGCTCAACCTTGTCCTCGACGTGGTCGCGCTCATTGAAGCGGTAGGCGAGGAAGGAACCGGCGCTGCCAAAGTGGGCGTCCAGCTTGCAGGCACAGTACATCGTCATGGAGTTGATGTAGCGGTGCACGTGGCCGTGCCGCTCCCAGTCCAGCTTGAACGCGACGTCGTAGTTGCCTAGGACAGCGTCCCTCAGGTGCTCAAAGGTTGGTTCACTCATGCACGGTATTTACCGCGCGCTAGACCACCATGAAAGGCATAGGTTCATCGCCGAACGTGTCCACCATGTCGGCGTCAGGTTCAACTGCCTCGTACACCAGCTGTCGCGCCGCCTCGTCGTAGGTCGACAGGCGGTTGAGCACCTTCATGACGACCAGCAACGCGGAGATGGCGTCGTCGGTGGCGCCGAGCTTTGCCTGGTACGTACCGTTGGCCGCGATGAAGTTCTTCAGCTCATAGATGATGGTCTCGCTGTTGAGCTTGATCCCACCAGAGATCTTCTCGACCAGGTTCTTGAGTTGCATGCAGGCGACCAGCTTCGACTTTCCGGTGGTGTAGACACCGAGCCGGCCAGGCGTCTCGTTGTACAGCTCGACGCCGTCGAGGTAGATGCCACCCTCAGGCGTCTCATCGTTCTGGATCATGGCGACGATCGCCTCACCGACGCCGTTCCGCTCAAATGACCACATGACGTCGGCGCGCTGGCCCTTCTCATCTGGCTCGCGCAGGTGCTTCAGCAGCCACTTGAGCTTGGAGTAGATGAGCGGGATGTTCACCGTGTTCAGCCTCAGCTCCGCCACCTGCACCAGCGCCGGGAACTCCAGCACCTGGATCGCAGTGAAGTCATTGCCGTTGCCTGTGGCCGGGTCCATCCCAACGAGGTAGGTCTTGTTCCCACCGATCTTGTCAGTCCAGAACTTGAACCCCATGTTCTCAGAGACCGGCACCTTGGGCGTCAGGTACACCAGCTTGATGCTGTCGATCAGCATGGCGTCGGAGGACAGGAACTCACACAGCACCTCCTGCCTGAACTTGCGCTCGCCTAGCTGGCCGCGCATCTCCTTCAGGTACTCCTCACCTCGCTCTGGGTGGCGGTCCCATGGGTAGTACAGCGGCTTGAAGCTGTTCTGCTCAGCATTGGCGGCGCGCCAGAGCTGCGCGAACAGCTCAGTGTCGCCATTCGGCGTGGAGCTGATGATGGCTGAACCGCCAGTCGACAGCGTCGGGGCCAGCGACGCCCACATGTTCTCTTGAATGCGCGGGTTGATGAACGCCAGCTCATCGAGGTACAGCTTGGAGATTGAGAGACCACGGCCCGTCTTCTCAGTCGTCGCCTCTGACTTGATGCGAGAGCCATTGTCAAACTCGATGTTGTGCTTGTTGTAGTACTTGCAGCCTGCCTTCAGCCAGTGCGGCATCTCCTCGTAGGCGAAGCGGATGCGGTCCATGATCTCCATGGCGTGGCCGTTGTTCTTCGAGGCGATGAGGATGGTCTGGTCATCATTGAACATCGCGTACCACAGCAGGTACATCGAGACCGTCTGCGTCTTGCCCATCTGGCGCGACAGGAGGGCGATCAGCCAGCGCTCCTGCTGCAGGTGCCGCACGAGCTCCTCTTGGTAGTCGTAGAGGTCAAAGAGGATCTTGCCGCGCGTCGGGTGCTGCAGGTAGACGTAGTTCTTGATGAAGTGCACCGGGTCGCGACCGCACCGGCGCAGCTCCTGTACGTTCGCAGGAGTGAACTCAGTCTCAGTGTGCGGGCGCTTGATGAATGGGTTTGGCATTACTTGAAGATGAATTCCTTGATGGCCTTGACGGTGGCCTCGTCCTGCACCGCCTCAAAGTGGTTGGCGTACACGTCAACCTTCTTCTTGGCCAGTGACTTGCGCTGGGACTCCACCGTCACCACGCCGTCGTTGTCGCCAGAGATGAACGGCAGCGCGCCAGAGACGCTAATCACTGACAGGAACGGTTGCTTTGGCTTGACCGTGGTGACCTCCCTGATGATCTTGCTGTGCGGTGACAGGTCCCTCAGGACATGGTAGCCGCCGTAGAACCACTTCAGCGTCGAGGCCACGTGGCTGCCGCCGAACGGGGTGCCGATCGTGGCGATGCCGTTGATCTTCAGCCCAGGGGTCGCCCTCACGGCGAGCAGGTGGGCGATGATCCCGCCCAGGCTGTGGCCAACTATCCAGGTCGGCTCGCTGTCCGTGAGCTCCTCCAGCGCGGTGTGAAAGGAGTTCTCAATGTACTCACCGCTGTTGTACTCGATGAACTGCGCCTTGTGCTTGGGCAGCTGCGTCTTGATGAAGTTGAAGATCTTCGCTGAGCAGTTCAGACCGTGAATGTAGGTGATCTTTTCCATGACTCGTTTAGCTGCCTCCTCACCGCCGGCCCAAATTTCAGGTTGATCGCCGCGTCGAGGTTTCGCTGGATGATGGCTAACCTAATTAGGTCATTCCTAAACCTGTCAATCTGCGGTGCCGTTGGGCGAATTCCCTCGCGGTGGGCCTTGGCGATGGCCTGCATCAGCAGCTGGTCAACGACGTCGCTGTAGTGATTGACACGCGCGCTGGTGACGGTAAAGGCCACGCGCGGTGGCCTGTCAGTGTCATCACGCACGGTCAGCCCTGCTCAGCCGCCCAGACTGCCTTCAGCTCGTCGCCAAATTCTCTCTCCATGTAGTCGCCGATCCAGGCAGATGGGTCACCTGTACGCGCCTTCATTGTGCCGTACGGCATCTCACTGTGCAGCTCATCATAGAGAAAGTCCTCTACCTTGTCATCTGTGGCATTGTCAGCCAGCCAGGCGGCGATGCGCTTGACCATGTCAGCGTCCCCGTCAAGCTTGAAGTGATCTGCAATTGCATCCTCAAGAGCGGCACGGGCATCTCGCGCTGCATCACCGGCCTTGTCGAGTGGGTCTGGAGACGACTCACGGATGGACAGAAGTTCTCGAATTAGGTTCATTGCTTCCTCTCAGTTATTCACCGACCTTAGCACGGTGCACCTCGCGGTCGAGGTTGGGTTTTGTGACAAATTGCTGGTACATCAGCGCGTAGGCCTGACGGTCAGTGATGTCACGGCCATGCAACTTCTTGAACATGTTGATCACCCGCTCGGCGGCGTCACCTGGGCGTGACCAGCGCGGCTGAATCAACCACGCGGCGGCCTGCACGTACTCGTCATCAGTAAAGGTGGCGTCGTACTCGTTGCGCATCGCCTTGGCCACCTTCCTCGTGATGAGCGGGAAGTTGACCGCCTCGGTCAGCGCCAGCAGCTCTCGAATGATGCTCATTCGCTGAGGTCCTCGAACTCCACCTCAAGGTAGCCATCGAAGTTCAGCTTGTCTCGCAGGTCATCACGAAACTTCTCAAGGTTGAAGCCCTTCTTCGGGTAGAACGCCACGGTCCAGAGCGTTGAGCCGCCGCTGTAGCCCTGGTGCTCAATGTCAATGCCAAGGTCCTTGACTGCCTTCACCAGCCGGTCACGCAGGCCCTGGCCGGCTGTCACGACGACACCTGGCACCTTCATCTTGGGCCAAGGCTTGTTCTCATACTTCTTGACTGGCTTCTTTTTCTTGGTCTTGTCCTCGGCACTCATGTCATCCAACCACTTGTCAAGTCCCACCTTGCGGCCGCTTGAGAACCGCACCTCGTCTGCCTCTTTTACTGGCCACCTGAATGTCAGCTTACCAATGTAGGCCAGGCCTACCTGGTTCGCGCCCAGGAAGCGAGGAGTGTTGAACTCCACGTGAACGTCGTGACCGGAGAACTTTCGTGCGATCTTCCACACTTGATTCTGATCTAGGTTCGCTGACCGCGCCTTGCTGAAGATGATGTTGACGCTGAAGGTGTCTTTCTTCTTTCCCCACGGCGCGATGATGACAGAGTCGGCCTTTAGCTCTCGGCGCAGGGCCTTCTCAAGGTCGGGGATGAAGTTCGTCTTGAGCGGGGCCGCAGCCTCCTGCACTGATTCCTGGTGCAGGTAATCACGGTATGGAGCTGCCCAGTACTTGAACTGCGCCACAGATGATTGGCGGTTGGCTGTCTTCGTGAGGTGTAGTGCGTGGTCCTTCGCCTCCTGCTCGCTACTGAACTTCAGCAGCTTGCCACCCTGGCGCACGGGAGCGGTGCGATTGCCAGTGACGCCACCTGAGACGTTGGCCATGATGATGAACGTCTCGTCCGCTTCCTTCACGTTCTTGGGTGCCTTGTAAGGCTCAACCCAGTAGTTCATGAAGTCATAACCTAGCTTCTTTCGTTTCGCGTACGGTATGTTGTAGGCGTCCTTCGAAAGTTCCCGGGCGCGTGCCTCGGCCGCTGCCTTCGTTTGGTAGAGCCAGGGCTTGCTGGTGTCGATCTTGAACTTCTGGTTGAACACCGGCTTGTATTCCTCTGGTTCTGTGAACTTGCCCATGATGTGCTTTCGTGACTTGATGACGTACTTGCGTCCCTCATCAATTTCACGTCGGTCATGGATTACCAGGTCCTCAAGGTGCATGAGCTCGTCAAGCTCCTTGGTCGTCAGCTTGCGCTCCTTCTGCAGGGCGCGCAGCTCGTACATGCGGCGGCGCCACTTGTCAGTAGTAGCATCTTCCTTTAGCTTGAGCTGCCCTGCCAGCTTCGCGACCTTGAGGTCAAACAGCTTCGCGAGCTGCTGCACGTACTTCTCGTGCATCTCCTCATCAACGTTAAGAAACAGGTCAAAGACCGCGAATGAAGAAGGAAGCTGAGAAACGTACTTGGCTGGCACGCGGTCAGGGTACTGCCGCTTGAGGCGCTCGATTACCTCGTACGCGGCTTTGACTGCTGCGTCGCGGATCAGTGACACCTGCTCATCAGAGAAGCCAGTGCGCTTCAACTGTTCAACGGCAACCTTTGACGGCAAGAAGCGGCGCTTGTCACGGCTGATCATTAGGTCACTGAACCACTGATTCAGCTTGTTCCCAAGGCCTGGACCGTACTTCTGGCCACGCACGATCTTCTTGGCAAGCTCCGCATCTTCCTTAATGCGACCATTCTGCAGTGACAACAGATAGTCCTCATCGCTGGCGGAGCAACCATACTCCTCTATGAAGTCATCAACATCGCCGACGGACATCTCAGATGGGTGCATGCCATCTGACCAGCGCATGAACTTCTGCAGCAGCGCCTTCTTGTCCGTCTGGCGCTGTTTGCCTTCAGTGACTTGCTTTCCGGCCTTGCGGTCATACGTGCCTACGCACTTGTCGCCCTTCATGGCGACGGTGCAGTCCATCTCCGCCTTCTCAAACTTGACGTCCTTGCCATGCTCGGCCCGGATGATCTTCATCCAGTCGGTGATGGTCGACTCTAGGATCTCACGGAATTTCATTTAGATCCCCGCTGACAGGTATTCCATTGATGGGAGCTCAAGGATCTTATCTGCGGCCTTGAGTACCTTCGTCGCCTTCTTCCAGTCATCTTTCGTCTGCAGCATCAGGGTTCCCTTCTCAAAGTAGGCGTCAACGCCGGCGTCCTTGAGAACTGCCAGCACCTTGCGCTCGTAGCCCTCAGTCAAGGCCCCTTCCTCGATGGCAGACCCACGCGCGTGGAACTTTGCGCTGTGAGTCAGGTAGTCACGCAGCTCATCAAGAAGATCTTCAAGAGTTCCCCTCTCTTTGTTCTCGGTTTGAGAAGAGAAGCCCCAGTCACCGTCCTTTGTCTGGTAAACGTGGATCCTCTCATACCCAGGCTGTCCACGCTTTGCCTTGTAGACCACCCGTACGATCCACTCCTCACTGGAGTCGTCGTCCTCAGCCGCCATAGGTTCATAGATCTTGACTCCCTTCAGGCCCTTCAGCGCCTTCATGATCTTCACATTTGTGCCGCCGAGCGAGATGCGGCTGGCTTCAAAGAGTTCGTTGACCTTCATTGTTTTCCCTCAGGTTAATGAGCTGCGTTGCTATTTATCACTCGCCACGAACGAGCTTCATAAAGTGCTGATAGCTCTGGTACTGCTCCAGCAGGTATTCGTGGTTGACGAGGACGACCTCATCGCACAGGAGCATGATCTCCGCGCCGCCCGCAAGCGCGCGGTCCATGTCAGTCGTCTTCCAGGTGACTTTGTCCAGAAAGTAGGCGGTGATCTCAGGCAGGTCCTCAACCGGCTTGGTGCGCGCCCTGTCACGGATCCACGTCGACAGCGTCAGCGAGTCGCCAAGCGGCCGGTCCTTCAGCATCGGGTTGTTTGAATAGCCGCCGGCCCAGAAGTACTTGAACTTGCCGACAGGGAAGACGCAGTGGACCGTGCCGTACGACCTAGCCTGCAGGAAGTGGCTCGTGCAGAAGACGGCCTCAGACCGGAGCCGGGCGCCAAACTTCCTCTCGAACCAGTCATCCATTGCCTTGTGCACGTGCGGCTCAGTGTCAACCGGCCTGCGCTGCTTGTTGACTTTCTCGACTCGTACCGAGCTGCCTTTGCCTGTACCGCGCAGCAGCGGGTCCTCAACATTCATGGCGACGAAGGGCTGGCAACGCTCGGCAACCAGCTTGACGGCGTCAGCTGGTTTGGAAATGAAGTCACGGAAGCGCATCAGTCGGCCCTGTCAGCGTAGGTCCAGAAGTGCATCTGTCCCTTGTTGTTGGTCGTCCACCGGTAGGCCTTGCGCCCGTCCACAGTGATCTCCTCAACGTTAGCAGGCAGCGTGCCACGGTTCTTCACAGCGAATGGAGCATGGTGGTGCTTGACACCATTGATGACGCGCAGTCCCTCTTCATCCTTGTTCTTGGCCGCCATGGTGCCAGCGGCAATACCACCGGCCACGAGGCCAGCGATCGCCAGGTCCTTCCAGCCCTCCTCAAGCTGGAACTCATCCTCGTTGTCATGGTAGACGCGGCAGGTGAGGGTGTTCAGGCGCTGCATCGGGTGCAGGCGCAGGCGCTGCTGCACCTTCTGCGTCAGGTCTGGCTGGAAGCCCTCCTCACGTGGCACGTCCTGACAGTCGGCGTGGATGTCAATGCGGTTGTCACCCTTGTCGATGACGTGGTGCACCTTGCACGCGACCAGCTCCTCCTCAGCGATGTGGTGGATCAGGTCCTCAAACTTCTCGACGGTGCTCTCAAGGAACTGCTTGAACCTCATTTTCCAAACTCCTTGGCAATTAGCGGCAGCACCTGTTCATTGAAGAAGGGGCTGTCGTGTTGAAACGCGTAGTAGCTGCTGCAGGACACCATGATCTCATGCCTGGACTTCAGGGCCTCAGGCAGGTCCTTATCTGACCATGAAAAGCCGGTGAGGTCATTCTGAAAGTGGATCTCGTTGGTTTCCCAGTCCTCGTCCCAGTCATCATCAAGTAGCGGTTCAACGAGGTCACCATAGACGTCCTCAATCTCCTCTGACCACACGAACTTGAACTCCCCGATAGGAAACACCACGTGCGTGGGACCAAAGGTGCGAGCAAATATGTCACTGCCAGTGACGAACAGTCCATCGCGCGCGTTCCACCCAAACCTTCGCTTGAACATCTCGTTCATCGCGTTGTGCACCAGCAGCGGGGTGTCCTTTGGCTTTCGGTACTTGGTGTGCTCAATGATGGCCCAGCCAGTCTTGGCGGTGCGAGTCGGTGGCATGCCACGAAATGGCACCTTGTAGCTGACGTCCTGCTCCGGGTCCTTGCTCAGTTCTAGCTGCGACAGGCAGGGGTGGCAGTCCTGGATGAACCGCTTCTCGTCAAACTTGGTCGCCTCAGTGATGAACTGCCTGAACCTCATGTCACGTACCCCTCAGCCTTCAGCGTGGTGAGAAACTCTGGCGAGAAGTCCGTCGCCACTTCAATCAGGTAGTACTTGCCGTCCATGGACTTCAGCATCACCTCATTGCCGGAGGTGGCCGCCCGCTTGAGGTCAGTGTTGAACTTCCAGTCTATGGTGCTGCCCACCTGCTTGATGAGCTCCTCAATGGCCGCGTCCGTACGGTCCTCGAAGGAGAGGCCTGGCTGCTTGTGGCGCAGGTCGTTCTTCACGTTGTCGAAGTTGTGCACGAGGTCAACGACGTCCTCTGACCAGAGGTACTTGAATTCACCTACTGGAAAGATGAGGTACACGACACCGAACTCCTTGATCATCGAGTAGTCAGAGCTCACGAAGATGGCGTCGGACCGCGCCGCCCAGTTGAACTTCTGCCTGAAGATCGCGTCAACGGCGTAGTGGACCTCGCGCTTGCTGTCACGCGGGCGGGTGCGCACCACGTGGCTCTTCATTCCCCAGTCATCTGGCCCATTGCTGGAGGCGTGCTTCAGCAGGTGGTGCGTTGACAGCCCCTTGATCTCGCTTAGGAACGGAGCGCAGTCCTTGAAGAACTTGTCGAAGTTGAACGAGGTGCCCTCAGCCAGGAAGTCCTTGAACCTCATGACTTGTACCAGCCCTCTGTCTTCTTGCGGAGCTGCTCCTCGGGCATGATGGTCGGCACTAGGTACTTGCTGCCTTGCTTCCGCAGCTTGTCAAGCACCTGCCTACCGACCGGGTTGCTCACTGGCGCCGCGTAGAAGCCCTGCACCTTGCGGTAGGCGTCGAGCAGGAGGTCGTCTGTCAGCTCGTTGTCGTCGTTCTTCAGCACCTTGAAGAAGTCAAACTTGCCCTGAAAGTAGCGCTGGTCGGCCGCCGTCTGCTCGTGCACCTGCCGGATGAAGTCCTCATCGATCACGCGGCCCACCTTCTGCGCGCGCTCATTCGCGCGGCGGATGGAGGTCTCAAGTGACGTGTCAACGAAGATCATGCCGACGTCGTAGCCCAGCGACTCGAGGATGCCGGTGCGGTGCAGGATGTTGGAGACGTCGTTGGACGTACCGTCAATGAAGAGCGGCAGCATGCCATTGAGGTTCGAGTACAGCGCGCCGCTCGTCATGCGCTGCGCCGCCTCCTTGAAGAAGGGCCAGTTCTCTGACGTCACGGCCCGCTTGAACTTCCTGGCGAGAAACTCGGAGGCGCGGTCAGTGTTGACGACCCGCGGCTGCACGTCGCCAGCCAGGCGAGAGACCGTGTAGCTCTTGCCGGAGCCGGGCTCACCTGTCACGAAGATGGCCTTGAACAGGCCAGCGTCATTGATCGACTCGTCTAGAAACTGTCTGAATGTTTTCATTTGTCAAACACGAATCCCAAGTTACCCTTCAGCCGGCTTCCTACCTTTATACCAGGTTCCTGCAAGATCTTGTAAAACGTGTCTACTGAGATGCCAACGCACTGTCCTGAGAACCAGGCCTCACCCATTAACCTGAGCTCACCGGGCAGCTGCACTGAAAGTCGAAGCACTTTCGGATCCATATAGAAGTCAGCAATGACATTCAGACGGCGAGAGCGGTTATCTCGCAGCAGCGCCAGCAACTTACTGCCAGTCGGATTGATTGACTGATTGACAGCGCGTCTAGCCAGCTTCATATCCATCTTGGTCTCAGCGTTGCGAGATAAGATGTTTCTCATGCTGCCACGGGTGCTTGCCTTGTTGTAGGCATCATCGACGTCATCTATGTTTCCAAGATCAAAGTTGTCAATCATTGAGTAAATGATTGCCTCTGGAGACTTTTCCGCCAGCGCAGCATTGATGCGCGCTGCGCTGATGTACTTACTCTGCTTGTCTGGCTTTATGCCTAAATCGTACAGCGCGTCTCTTAGGAAACTATCAAAGTACTCAATATCCATGCTGCGCGTCAAGTTTTTATTGATGAAGTCATCTTCTCTTGAGACTGCCACTGGCGTTCCGTCAAAAGGCAGCATCACATACAAGTTTTGCCAGCTGTGTGAAAATTGCCTCGCGTAGTGCATGTCTGATGAGCAGATGAATGACGCAGATCGTTTTGGGACTCCCTTGAGGTTGCTTGAGATGTCCATTGCCAGTTGGTAGAGGTTGCTGCTGTCTTTTGAAGTGCGTAGCGCGGCTGTGCTATCAAACACCATGACGCTTGATCCCGGTGACTGCTTGAACCCGCGAAACAGCACATTGCTGCTGGCAACATCACTTAGCGACTTGCGACAATGCTCATTTAGCAGCTCAATGCCACGCTTGACATTGACCTTTGACACCTTCCACTTTGAGGTGATCACTGTGGCCTCTGCTAGAAACTGCCTGAAGTTCATTTCGACTTGTCCACCTGCGCGTCATCGACCTGGATCATTCGCAGCAGCTCATTGCGGTCGGCCACGATCAGGTTGTTGGTTGTCTTGTTGCCGCTGCCGAAGGGCACAAACGTGCTTGCGCGCTTGCGCTCGATCTTGATCTTGGCACGGCTGTTCGCGGCGTTCAACGCGATGTTGAGGTAGTTGGCGGCGACCTCGGCGTTGCGGGCGGCGTAGCGCGGCTCGACCATCTCGGTCAGCGCAGTCTGGTTCTCAAAGGCGCCCATGGCAGCGTCGTAGACGTCATCGATCTTCTTCTCGATGATGATGTCCTCCTCGTCCTTCTGAGTGGCCTCTGCGACCGTGGCGCTCACCTCAGCCGTCATCGCGTACTGCTGCTCAATGTCAATGCTTGAGCTGCCTGACTCGATGTTCAGGACGTCCTCGAGCGGGTGCTCAATCTTGATCTTGCTCATGCTCTCTTCCTTGGCCTTCTTGGCTGCTTGGGCGCCTGCTTGAACAGGCTCGCCTCTGTGATGACTCGAAACTTCATGCCGTGCTGGCGGGCAAACAGGTCAGCCGCCTTCCACTTGGCGTCATTGATGATCAGTGACAGCTTGTCATAGTCTGTCATGTTGGCGCGCTGCACTGATTCCTTCAGCGGCTTGATCTCAATGATCTCCTTCTGCACGGCGCCGGCCTTGTCACGGTACACCACGATGAAGTCAGGGTAGTAGTAGTGCACCCTCGCGTCGGTCGGCTTCAGGTATGGGATCTTCAGCTCCTCGCTGCCCCACTTCAGCACCGCCTCAGACGCGTCGAAGAACTTCATGGCGCGCACCTCCCACGCCGACCTGAAGAAGATCTTCGTGGGGTCTCCCAGGTACTTGTCTGGGAACTTAGGTAGGAACCGTCCGCGGGCTGCCATGGCTTATGGGAACGTCCCCGTCGGCGAGCCGCCGGTGCTCGAGTCCTTGACAGGGGCCGGAGGCGCGGTGCCAAAGACGGCGCCAGTGCTGAAGATGCTCTTCGTGGCGCTGAACAGCGACTTCTGCGCCTGCGTTGCCAGGCCCTGCCCAACGCGCGAGAGCTCACCCGCGACGATCGTGCCGCCCGGCGTCTTGCCGAGCGTCTTGAGCAGGAAGTTTGAGACCGACTGGTTGGCGGCGCGGATGGCCTGGTTGCCGATCATCTCCGTCGCCTTCTGTGCGAAGTTGCCGAACAGCGACTGGCCACCAGGGCTGGCCGTCTCATTGCGGTAGACGGACGAGTCGTAGTTGCCGGCCTCTGACAGGATGTCTTTGCCCTCCATCACCGGCGCGGTGTTGGCGAGGGTCGCCTGCTGGGCGTACGACATGTGCAGCGCGTCAAAGTTGAATGACAGCGACAGGTTGCTTGGACCACCACCGCTCGAGTAGTCGAGGTCATCCATGTTGATGTTGGTGATGCGTGGGTTGATGAAGTCGAAGTGAACGACCTTCACCCAGCTCTTTGGGTCTGAGTACCACGAGCCGCGTTCCACGAAGATCTGGCTGATGCGGATGCGGGTGAGTGGCTGGTTAGCCACCCCGCTGGAACTTGCGGGAATTGCCTGCAGCCCGCCACCGTCCAGGCCACCAAACGGCGGCGTGAACTCCATGCCACGGCGGTCAAAGCTCTGCACCGCCGCGTCGGTCACCGGCCGAGAGATCGGCTGGTAGATCATGCGGTAGATGTTGGCGAAGTCCAGCGCGCGGTTACCGACGTCGTCTGTCAGCGTCATGCTGAGCTCGCGGTGCTTGATGCGCGTGAGCACGTGCGTCCGGTAGTTGTACATGTTCACCTCCTCGTACTCAAAGTCGACCTGTGGGCGGTCGATCTGAGTCACCATGAAGGTGAGGTTCTCCTCAAAGTCACGCGTCGTGACGTTGGTCCCGAACTGCTGGATGTACTCGTTCAGCGCCGGGTGAAAGGTAAAGCTGACCTTGAACAGGAACTTGAGCTTCGGGTCGAAATCGACCTGAAAGGCCTCAGTCAGGGCGGCGGCATAGCGGGTGGAGTCGCTGATGCGCGTCTGCGGGTCCTGCTGCGCGATGACGGTCTGCGCGTCGGTAGGGCCCGCGCCTGGTGGGTTCGTCTGGCCAAAGATGCTGCCCAGGGCGCCAGAGGCGAGGCCGCCGATGGCCGCGCCGAATGCGGCAAAGGCCTGCTGCTCAAGGGCGACGCCTGTGCTCTTGACAATGCCTGAGATGTCTGGGCTCACGTGTGATCCTAAGGTGCGCGTTGCCTATTTATCAGGTCGCCAAGCAAAAAGAAAGGAAGCCGAAGCTTCCTTTCTGTTGAGCGTCAGGCTGATTAGGCCGCGATGACGGCTGCCGTGTCGTTCGACACTGCGGTGTCGGCACCAGCTGCGTTCGTCGCAGTGACCTCGACGTGCAGGACCGCACCAACGTCGCCGACAACTGGCGTGTAGGTGTTGGCCGTGGCGCCACCGATGGCGACGTCGTCGGCAAACCACTGGTACGTGTAGACGATGGTGCCACCACCTGTCCATGTGCCGTTGCTGACTGACAGTTCCTGACCTTCCTGCGCGGTGCCGGTGATGGCAGGCGCGACGGTGTTGGCTGGAACGTCGATGACGGCGGCGGTACCAGCAGATGTTGCCGAGGCAGCGCCGTCGACGTTCGTCGCGGTGACGGTACAGGTGATGACGGCGCCGAGGTCGGCGAGTACCAGCGTGTACGTGCTGGCTGTCGCACCGCCGATCGCAACACCACCGCGCTTCCACGCGTACGTGTAGCTGATGCCACCGCCGGTCCAAGTGCCCGTCGTGACGGACAGCTGCTGACCGACCCACGCGCTGCCTGAGATCACAGGCAGGGCAGTGTTGGCAGGAACGCCAGCAGCGGCGTCGAAGTCGGTGCGCCAGTCCTCACGGGCATCCTCCCTCCAGTCCTCTTTCCAGTCCTTGCGAACTCCAGCGACGGAGTCAAGCATTGTCGCGATAGTCATTTCGTGCGTCTCCTATTAGAGGTTGCCGTTGAGGGCAGTGCCGTAGCCCGCACCCGTCAGCTCGTGGCGAGCGTGATCGAAGCGGATCGACAGTTGAATGGTAACTGCGTCTGAGGAGCTGTAATCAAGGTCGCCCCAGTTCGCAGATGCGATGTAGCAGCCCTCAAGCTTCCATGTCTCGACGACGGCCTCGTTGCCGTCAAGCTGCTCGAGGATCGTGCCGAACTTGTAGTCACTGCCGGTCGCAGCGCTGTTCAGCCACTGGCCAGGAAGGTCAGCACCGATGAGGCGCTTCTGCGTCTCAAGCTGTCCCTGCACGGCGTACGATGCCAGGCCGGTAATGTCGTCCTCGATCGTGAGGTTGATCGGCTGGTACGTGTGCTTGCCGGCAACGTAGGCCACGCTGTTGTAGCGGTGAATCTCAACCTCTTGGAACTCGACGTTCGGGCGGTCAATCATTGTGGCTTGTCTTGTGATCTCACGCGAGCTCGCTCCTGGTACCAGGCGGGCCAGACCAACGAAGGTCACCTGCCAGCGGTACTTCTGCTTTGGCATCAAGACACCGAAGCCGGCGCCCGGGATACCCATGTTTGAAAGTGTGGCCATTGTTTCTCCTTTTACTTGCCTGTGGTGTCAAGAGCGTGTCTTACACCGTTTTATTTATCGGGTCAACCTAATTTCCGGTCCCGGTCACACGAGGTTCTCAAGCTTGTACTTTGCCTTGTACACCATGGAGATCAGCGTGTCCCAGTCATTGAGCAGGTGGGTGTCAGCGGGATTGAAGGAGGCCTTGGCCCCCTCCGCAAAGGTGGCAAGCTCACGCACGAAGGTGACCGCGTCCTGGCGGTTGAATGGCTGGACGACGGCGCTCGTCAGGTCAAGCAGGCCGTACTTGCCCTGGTACGTCTCAGCGAGCGCGTCGGCCTGGGCAAGGATGCCATCATACAGGTCACCAAGGGCAAGGTGGGCGGCGAATGAGCGGGTCTTCAGGTGCAGCTCGTGAGCTACGTCCCTGGCCTGAAACAACGTGGCGATGAGATCTTTCATGTCAGTTGGTAGGGCCTTGCGGCCCTACCATCCGTTGGTTAGCCCGGCATCTGCGCGCCAGTTGCCAGCACGCGGATTGGGATGTAGATGAATTCAGCCGCCTTGACTGGCTTGATCGCGACGTCGAGGTACATCTCGTTACGGTCAATACGGTCTGGCGTGTTGTTCGACTCATCGCACAGCGTGGCAAAGTCGTACAGACCGCGCTTGGCCATGATGTCGTTCAGGAAGCCATCTGCCGACGCCTTGAAGTTGTCGCGCGTGATCTTGTCGTTCGGTTCGAAGACGAACGGGAACGAGTTCTTGCGCAGCTGACGCTTCATGTACATCACCAGGCGCATTACGTTGATGCGATCAAGCGCTGAGGCAGCCGGCGCCGAGGTCTTCTGACCCCAGACCAGCAGGCCGCGGCCTGGGAAGAACACGATCGGGTTGATGTTCTTGAAGAACTCGTACAGGTCGTCACGCTGGCCTTGGTTCAGGTTGGCGACGTTGAACGTCGTTGCCTGACCCAGCGTGCCTGAGACGTAGCCGACCTCAGCGACACCCGAGACCACGCCGCGCCGAGCGCCGGCTGGGGCGAACCAGACGTACGACTGGTTGTCGCTGTAGGCGTAGGTGCGGGCGGCGATACCCGACGGGGCGCAGCAGACGTTGCGGCCGTCGAGGTTGGAGGCGAGGCCCCATGGGTAGTAGTACGCGACGTTCGTTGACGACTCGCGCTCCGAGGAGAGCGCCCAGACGGCGACCTGCTCAGGGGTCTTGGTGACCGGCGTGTCGGCGATGACGAAGGCCTCGTCCTGCACAGTGTTGCTCAGGGCGATCAGCTCGTCGACGACCTCTGGGTAACCAGGGCAGAGGATCAGGTTGTACTCGTAGATCTCCGAGCGGACTTCCTGGTTGCTGTTGATCTCCGACTGCAGGGCCGTCACGATCGAGACGCGCTTGGCAGCGTCGTTCGCGCCCAGCGGGTTGTTGATGTTGACGTTGGCGAACGTGATGGTGAACTCATCACCGGCCACAAAGGCAGTGGTGCCAGCGGTGATCATGAAGCTGATGTAGTCGCTGACGTAGGCCGTGCCGACGATGCCCGGCAGGATGGTGCCAGTGATCGAGCCGGTGACGGTGAAGTTGGTCGCGTTCGTGAACTCGACGGTCCAGACCTCAGCGATGGCGTCCTCACCTGGCAGCAGGCTCGTCATCGTGCCGTTGCCGGTGGCTGGGACTGTCGTCGGCGCGTAGACCAGGTCGAACTCGAAGTAGTCGCCGGCGACGAACGGGGTCGAGCCAGAGGTGACCGTGAAGTTCACCTTGGTTGACGTGAAAGCCACGCCGACGGTGCCGTTGCCAATGATGCCGGAGACCGAACCTTGGACGGTGAACTCGGTGGCAGACGTGAAGATGATGTCGATGCTCTCCAGCCGCACGAACGGCGAGGAGGCGGTCGGCGTGGTCATCGTGCCGTTGCCGGCGGCGGTCAGGACCGGGGTCGTCGCCACTGGAACGCCAGCGCCGATGAATGTGACGGCGGCGTCTGACAGGTCAACATTGGCACGGACAACGTAGGCGCGGTTGCCGATGCCGAGGAACTGGTTGAGGGCGAACAGGCCGTACTCATTGCGGGCGTCGCCGTGGAACTCATTGCCACCACCGTCGCGCCAGAAGTAAGGGATGCCGTACAGCTGCGTGCTCTGGCCGATGGAGGTAACCGTGCGGACGACCGAGTGCTCGTTCGTGCCAGCGGCCGGGGTGATGCCATTCGGCTGCGTCTTGCCAGCGCGCGTCGCGACGAAGAACAGCGGGACAGTTGGGGCCGCTGCTGGGATGTAGAACGACTCGTCGATGACCGTTACGCTGACGCCTGGGCTGACTAGTGTTGCCATTGAATTTCTCCTTGTCTCTTAGTTGTACCGGTTCTAAACCATCACGCCGGTGTTTGGACAGGGATATTTACGGGAGTGACAATTTTTCCGGTCAAATTTCAAGCAACTTACGACTCGTGCTGGGGCAGGCCGGGCAGCTTGAAGTTCGGGTCGGTTGAGTCCATCTCGAAGTTGCCGTAGATGATCTCGAACGGCACCATGTTGCCGTTCTCGTCGAACTCATTGACGTTGAAGCCCTTGAGGTCACCGATCTGCACGAAGATCTTGCGCACCATCTCGTCCTTGATGTCGACGGGCGCCGAGATCCAGATCGGGATGCTGAACGAGAGGGACCAGGTGATGATCCGGCGGTCGCCGCCTGGCGCGTAGTTCTCCTCATTGCTGATGCCGATCAGCTCAACCGTCGTCAGCTTGGACCAGTCGAAGGCAGCGTCAGACGTCTGGATCTGCAGGCCAGGGTCAAACAGCATCAGGATCTGTTCAATGATCTGGTGCAGCTGGTTGGTGTTTGACGCGTAGATGGACAGCTCGACCGTCATCTGGTACGGGATCGGCATGACGCGCGTGACCGTGCGCAGGTCCTCAGGGTAGACGCCCCCGCGTGGCAGGAACACGCGCTTGTCAACGACTCCCGTGCCCTTCCTGTACGGAGAGAGGTCGATGCTGGAGATGTGGGCGGCCATGATGGGCAGCACGAACGGCTTGTTCTGCGTGTTGCCGGCCTGCAGCGCGGCCACAACGCGATCCTTGCTGCCAACGGTGATCGGGACGGTGATGTACTCGGGAACGTCGCACTCACCGACTCCGGTCTGCACCCGCAGCCCGCTGAAGATGTTGCAGAACTGCAGCAGGAAGCTGCGCAGCTGGCCCTCGTAGAAGTAGAAGTCAATCATTGTCGTCCTTTGGTGGTGTGAGCTTGGTGCTACCAACGTACTTGAGGTGTGAGGTATTGAACCACACCGTAGACTCAACATCCCAGCCGTAGGTGAATGAATCGGAGTCACTGTAGCCGCTGTGGTGAGCAGCGTCAAAGTACTTGGCCAGCAGGTCCCATGGGAAGTGCACGCGCAGGTAAGACGAGCCAGAGGGCTCGTCTTTTCCGACCAGGTCCTGGTCCTGCGCCCAAAAGTAGAACTGCTCGGCGTACGACAGGTCAAAGACCCGCGGCTCGCCCTCAATTTTAAGCAGGTAACCTTCACTTGGGACCCACGACTTGAAGTTCTGCCGCATGAACTTCAGCCAGTCGCTCCAGTGCGTGCCGCCTGGGCCCTTTCTCGCGGTGCTCGTCCAGAGGCCCTGGTTTGGCTTGTTGCCACCGGCGCGTGGCACGTAGTTGACGAGGACCGGTGGCCGGTCCTCAGTGACCTCCTTCGCGGCAGTGTAGTAGCGCCAATCTCGCTGGCGCTTTAGCCGCTCGGCAGGGTCTATCCTCTTCGGAACAAACAGCTGCAGCCTGTCAATTTCAAACAGGTGCCACGTCAGGTGGTTCTGCATGTCCCTGAGCGTGTCAAAGGCTCGCCCACCTGATAGAGTTTCAGGGGCCTTTTTTCTTGCCTCGAGGAACGTCTTGAACCGCATGTCTCAGCCTAGGGTGTCGGCGATGTGCTTCCGTAGTCCACTTTTGGCAGTTGGAAGATCTCTGTCAGTTTCATTGCTATCTCCTTAGATCTGCTTCTTTCCTAGCCCGACGCGGGTGCTCGAGTCTAGGATCTTGCGTACGGACGGCTTCGTCGATGAGTATTGGCCCCGCCGGTCGGTCTCGACGTATAGCCAGCGGTTCTTGTAGGCCGAGTAGCGGTACAGGCGAGGGGCGATCTCAAGGTTCTGCGGGTAGTACAGGCGGAAGTAGTCGCCATCATTGACGGTGGTGACGTCAGGCAGGCGGCTGCCCTCGCCGTACGGCTCGCCGTTAGGTGGCAGGCCGTCCTCAATGTAGTTGCCCTGCGTGCCGTCAAATGGCGCAGCTGGTGGGTTGCCGTGCTCATTGACCGGCAGCTGCACTCGCGGCAGCACGGCGCCGATGGTAGACGTCTGGTCGTCTGAGCCGACCTCAGGCACCGCCTTCGCCGCCTGCTTGGCGATCTCCTCGCTGATGGTCAGCGGCGTCGTGTCGATCTGGTCACCCACGCCGTCGGCGAGGATGCTGTCAGTCGTGAGGTACTTCTGCGTGTCAATGGTGCCGAAGATGTCGCGCGTCTCCTGCGACGGTAGCGCCTGCTGCGCGCTGAAGCGGTATAGCGTTGGGCGCCACGCCGTGGCGTAGCCCTCTGCCGCCCAGCCAGTGTCGGTCACCTCAAGGAACTTCCTGACGGGCAGGAGGTTCTGATCGTACTGCAGGTCTGGGCGCACCTCGATGATGTCACCAGTGATGATTGGCCGGCCAAGCACCGCCACCATCGTGTTGAACGAGCAGGTGAAGGAGTACTGGTCCAGGATCTGCAGGCCAAACTTGCTGAGGTCAGAGATCGAGTCAATAGGTGAGTACTGGCACTTCAGCTGCAGCGAGACCGGCGCGTAGTCACGGTCACGGTTCTCATTGAAGAACAGGTCCTGGATGTCGTTGATGTTCGACGGCGCGCTGTCGAGCACGTCAAGGGCCATCACCTCCCAGCTGCCAGTGCCGGTGAAGAGCGTCGGTGAGATGCGAACGGCCTTGGCGAGCAGCGGTGACTGGAACTTCAGGAAGGTGGAGTTGATCGTCTGCTGCAGGTTGAATACGCCCTGGCGCCGCCACACGTAGTTCAGCGGCACCGTGAAGAGGTCACCCGCGACGAAGGGGACCGTTCCGTTGGTGATCGTGAATTCAACGAGCGGGGTTGAGAACTTCACGCCGACCGTGGCGACGCCGTAGGCCTGCAGCGGGCGGCCGGGGATGGTGGCGGCGACGAGGAACGTGGTAGGCGACGTGGCCATCACGCTGACGACTGCCTGAGTCGCGCTGAGGCCGAGCTGGTCGATGGTCAGCGTGCCGTCACCAGCGCCGCTGAACTGGATGGTGCCGACCTCAGTCTCCCCGTCGGCCGTGTCGATCCTGACCTGGCGCGCGTACGCGTTGACGTTGTTTGCCTGAGTGATGGCGATGCCGGCGATCTCCTGCCAGTTGGGCCGAGGCGCCTCGTTCTGCGGGTACTGCGTGTCGTCGAAGTACTTGAAGCCGAAGTCAAGGGCGATGAAGCTGCCAAGCACACCAGGCCCAGTACCGGCGGACGCCCAGCCAGCGCCGCCCAGCTCATCAAGCCCACGACCAGGGAGGAAGGGGCTCGAGAACAGCGTGCCGTTGGCCAGCACCGAGCCCTGCCCCTGCTCGTGGACGCCGAGCAGTTTGTAGACGTTGATCGGCGCGCCGTTGATGTTGAGCACCTCAGCAACGTAGGATTCCTGGTTGGCGAGCTCCTGGTTGGAGCACTCGTCGTCCTTCCCTGAGATCTGCCACTCACCGACGCACGTCTCAACGGGCGTGTATGGTGGCGGTAGGACTGGAGGCGGGTTGTTCGGGTCGTTGAGACTTCCGGCACCGGCGTCGCAGGCTAGAGTTGGTAGCGGCATTAGAGTCCCAGCTTCTTGTTGAGGTCGTACTTGTCGAAGAGGTCGGCAATCGGGTCGGTGTTCTCGGCGTGTGTGTACGCCTCAAGATTGACCAGCCCGACATCACCCTGCACCCACACCTCCCGCTTGAAAGGAACGTTTAGATTCAGCCCTGTCTGGATCTCGAAGTTGTGCTTCACTGGGTTGATCACCCTCGTGAAGTACGCGTACATGTTCTTGACGCCCTGCTGCTCCATCAGCTCGATCAGCTCTGTCAGGCCGTTGACTGAGTTCTCGCGGATGATGAAGGAGCGAAGTTCACCGTCCTCGTCCTGCTCGCGCGCCTTCTTCAGCTCGGCCTCCATCTTCTCGCGCTGCCTGGACAGGCTCTCAATAGTGACGTCCTGCAGCGCGTCGAGCAGCTCATGTCTCTCCGTCGGGTGATCAATGCGCAGCAGCTTGAAGGCCGTGCTGAGGTCATCCATCAGGCCGTCAAGTGAGTCCACGCTCGGCCTGAATGAGTTCCAGAGGTCGTCACCTGGGCAGATCGCCACCTTCGCGTTGTCAGGGATCAGCACGAAGTGCACGGTGCCAAATGACTCCGCCACCTTGGGGCTGCTGCTGCAGATATAGGACTTTGACCGCTTCGGGTAGCCCTTCCACACCTCGGAGTTGTCCATCCACAGGGTGTAGTAGTTCTCCGTGTTGGCGGAGACGCGCGTGAAGTCATTGGTGTTCTTGCGCCCAAAGAGGACGTCGCTTTCCATGCCGCGAAATATCGCGCTGTGCTTGGCGTTCTGCAGGTACCCGCGGCAGTTCGCCAGCGCCCAGTCGGCCAGCTCCTGAGCGTCTACGCGCGTGACGTTGTAGTCACCGCGGCCGTCAGTGTGGTACTGGTTGATGGACTCAATGAACTGTCTAAAGCGCATCGATCACCCAACCAGGAAGGCGCAGTTGCCGAAATTGACGCCACCATTGCCGACCTCGTAATCATTGATCTGGCGGAGCAGCTCCTCGAAGTCAGCGCGCGCCTCTGAGATCAGCAGGTCACCGTTAAGCGTCAGACCACCGTTCGGTCCAGGCAGCGTGCTGTACTTGCTGCGGATCATGCCGAGCATCTCCTTCAGCTCAGCGTGCGCCCAGCCCTGGATCCACTGCTTGGCCCAGCGGTCAAGCAGCAGCTCCTGCTCGGTGCGCTCAAGCGCGCACTCCAGCACCACTCGCTCCGCGTCCTTCATGGCGCGCCGGTGGATGGTCAGCTGGCGGGACGGCTCGTGCCAGGTGAAGGTGATGTTGCCAGCGAAGATCTTCTCGAAGCGCTCTGAGGCCTCATGCATCAGGTGCAGCGCGAGCGTGTCGACAAAGGCGCCGTTGAAGTACTGCTGGAAGAACGCCTGCGCGTAGAGGTTGGCCTCCGTCGACAGGGCGGTCACGCCCAGCATGCTGATGCGGTGGATCTTCAGCACGTTCACGATCTTGTGGCTGTCATCACGTGGGTCATTCAGGTAGTACGTGGTCTGCCCCTTCTTCAGGGTGAACAGCACGTAGCGGTGCTCGTACGCGTTGTCTGCGCGGCGCCGAAACTCATCCAGCGCGTTGTCGATGGCGACGTTGAACTGCTCCTCGCCCAGCTCGACGCAGACGCTCGGCCAGCCCATCTGCCCCTTGAGGATGCGGATCAGGCGCAGGCGCTCGTCATACGAGCCGTCGGTACCGACGCCCACCTTGTCGGTGCTCGGCGTGCCCTCCTCCTTGGAGTCGGCCTTGACCCACTCAGAGCCGGTCCAGATGAGCAGGTCGTGCACGGTACGGTCATAGAAGAAGTCACCGACCTTGGGGACCTTCGGGCGGACCGGACCGAAGTACGGGTCCATCAGCTGGATGTTCACCCACTCCGTGCCATTGTAGAACTGCACGAGGTCATTTGACAGCTGGAACCACTGGCCTAGCGTGAAGACGTACGCGTCACCGTAGGCGTGGCCGCCAGACGGCGCGTTGTTCGTCTTGAAGAAGATGGTGCCAGGGTCTGGGTTCTCTGGGAAGGTGGCGCTGTTGGCGACCGTCCCATTGGGCAGCGTCAGCCACGCGGCACCTGCCTTGACGCGCAGGGTCGCAGGCACTGCCACGACGTCGTCTGGCGCGGTATTACCGATGCTGCCTAGGCCCTGTACCCAGTCGCCGTTGTGGAACACGAACAGGTGGTTGGCGGCGGTGTCAACGAAGGCGGCGTTCGGCCAGGTGGGTGGGCGCGGGCCTGTAGGAACCGTCTCGGACGAGGCGGGGACCCATGCCTGCACGGTTGAGTTCCAAGACAGCACCCGCCCCGTAGAGACGTCGTAGTAGACCTGTCCGTTCGTCGGGTTGCTGGGTGGGACGTTCGCCACGTCGATAGAGCCGGCGTAGGTGTCTGAGCTCTTCTCAAAGCGGGACGACTCGAGCGGGTACGACTGCACGCCGATCGGAAAGTACTGGAGCACGCTTGACGCGGCGTGGATGGAGGCGTAGTAGATGGTGTTGTCCTGGACGTTCGTGACGTCCACGAACAGCTGGTCATCGATGTCGTCGCCAAAGTAGCCGTACTTGGCGGCGATGACCACTGAGTCGTCGATCTTGTCTACCGGCGCCAGCCAGTCGGTTGACGGGGCGTAGCGTGTGCCGTCCTCTGGGAAGTCAAGGCCAGAAAATGGCTTGTCTGACAGCAGCACCACGTAGCCGTCCGTCACCTCGAGGGGCGCGGTCGGGAGCGTCCAGGAGACGCGGAGAGTCGTCGCACCTGTCTTCTGCAGGGTGACGGTCATCTCGCGACCTTCAACCCAGAGCTCGTGGGTGGTCTGCTGAAGCGTGTCGGCCATTTGGCAACTTCCTAGGTAAGTCGATCCAAGCTATATTTACGTGCAATCACGTGGTGGGCGCACGTTTCCTGGTGATGTCCTTCCAGGCCGCGATGAAGTCAAGCGGGTCGATGGTCGGTGACCAGCCATCGGGGCGCAGTGAGGGGTCGGCCATGGTCAGGTGCGGCTCGCTAATGAAGGCAGGTCGAGGCTTGACCCTGAGGGTGGTGCCCTGCGCGAAGGCGGCGATGATGTCGTTGTCAGAGTACTTGGCGTTGCTGGCCCCGAGCTCATAGGTGGGGCGGCACGTGGAGCGCAGCATGCCGCTCATCAGCTCGGTGAGGACGGCCTGCAGGCCTCTCACCACGTCGGCGACGTGGGTGTGATCTCGAACCTGCGTGCCATCGCCGCTCACCTCAAAGTCCGTCCCCATCATGATGCACTCCTGGCAGCGCCGGAAGATTGAGCTGTCCTGGCCACGGAACGGTTCACCTGGCCCAAACACGCTGAACAACCTGACGGTCGTCGCGATCACGTCAAACGTCTGACTGTAGAGGCGGGTCAGCTGCTCGCCCTGCTGCTTCGACAGGGCGTGAGGGTTCAGGGTAATGCTGTCGAGCATGGCGTCACCGCTTGAGATGTACATGAAGCGGGTGAACGGGTGACGGCGGCAGTACTCAAGCAGCGTGAGCGTGCTGCGGTAGCTGCTTGACAGGGTGTCACCGGGCCGCTCAAGCGACAGCGCGTGGCCTGGAAGGTCAGCCAGGTGGATGATGACGTCAAAGCCGGGGTGGGGCCGGCCAATGATGTTCATGAGGTTCGGGATGACGCGCCACAGGCCAATGTCGTGCATGAAGTCAGTGACGGTACCAGCGAAGCTAACGACACGCTCATCGCGGGTGGTGCCTGCGGCGTCGACGCTGACGACCTCATGCTGCCCAGCCAAGGCGGTGCACAGGTGAGTGCCAATGAAGCCGGCCCCGCCGGTCACGAGGATTCTCACGCCATTCTCCAGGATAAATAAGCCACCGAGAACAGGAGGCGCACGTGCAAAGATTTAAGCATCACGTATTTATGCCTGGCGAGACGGTCCAGGCCGTGCTACGCCGGTACAACGGGCAGGTACTGACGCCCGCTCAGCTCACGGAGTTGGGAAGGGAGTACAACAGGTTGAATGGGACGAACGTCCCGCGCGCCGGTGACCAGCGCAAGGTCCCACTGCTAGAGCGGTAGCAGCACGAAGCAGTTCAGCTCTGCCGTCTCGGTCTTGAACCAGTCGGTCGACTGCCTGAACCCCGCCGCCTCGTAGGCCGGCAGCGCCTGCTGCCGAGGGATCGACCAGACGTAGCGCTTCTTCTCGAGCCGTGCCTGCTCAATCGTCGCCCCAAGCAGCAGCCTTGAGAGACCGAGGCCGCGGTAGAGCGGGTGCACGTAGAGGCCGCGCGAGCGGTACATCTTCCACGTTGCGTGACCTGAGTTGACGGCGACGAGGTTGCCGCCCTCAAACACCCCGAAGAAAGAAGGTATCTGCTTGATCAGTTCCCAGTAGTCGTAGATGTATGGGTGGAACCCATACATGATCGTTGACACTGGCTCGATCTTTGAGGAGCGTCCTGGCCACAGCTCAGTTTCCCAAACGGTAGAGATCTCTTCCCAGGTAACTCGCTCAACCTTCACTTTATTCCGTGAGGTACCGCTGCAGGGCATTTAGCTTGAACTCAAGCACGTGCTTTTCTGTCCGTAACGCTGCTAAGGTCTCAACACAGGTATCGTTGCCCAGCGAGCGAACGTTCATGTTCCAGCTGCCGCGTAGGTCCTTGATTGCCTCGTTGACCAACGTAAGCTCTTCAGCCAGCCGTTGGGCATTTTCTTGTGAAAGTGGTCTCACTGTTGTCTCCTTAGAGGACGGCGCTCGCCTTGAAGGTCTTAGCGATCGCGCCAACTGCCTCAGGCGTTCCATAAAGTTCATTCAAGTTTCTCACTAATGTCGTGACGCTGTCTGCGGCGGGGCTCTTCTTCTTGCTGAGGAACTTGCTGGCGTCAGCCGCCCTCGCCGCTGGATCTCCAAGCACCCACACCCTGCGCACTCTGTCAAGGAACCAAGGCGGCACGTCGCCGTGCTTCCACTTGGCGAAGCGCCACTTGCTGCCCGCGTAGTAGTTGCGGTAGGACTCCACCACGTCCGCAGTCTTGTAGCAGTCAGGCATCGCAGGCGGCGGCAGCGTAAAGCCACCCGACTTCAGGTTCTTGGGCGGGAACTTGAGGAACGGCAGCACCGTCTCGGCAGACTTGTACGTGCGGCCGTAGCGACGCTTGTACTCGTCCAGCAGCTCAAGCAGGAACTGCACGTGAAATTCGTAGTTCTCGCGCGACGCCATCGTCCACCTCGTGGTGGGGTGGTTGACGTGCGACTGCGCGTAGCACTTCTGGTCCTTGATGCCAAAGCGCTCGCCGTCGAAGTGAAACGTCTCACCGGTCAGCACGTAGAACTTTTTCTTTCTGGGAGTGAGCGCGGTGACCATGTCGCCGTCAAGCAGCCTGTGCGCGGTTGACAGCATCTGGCAGGACTCAAGCGGCATCTTGACGATGTGCTTGTCAACGTGCCAGCGCGCGGCCAGGATGGGGTCGTGATCGAGGTAGAAGAGGTTCATGCAGGTATTATATCACACTGCTGAACCAGGGTGAAACTACAGGCCGACGGTCCCGATCAGGTCAACGTGCTGCAGAACGTCGTCAAGCGTGTACTGGATCCTGACGAGTGACTGCGCATTGTACAGGTTGAGCCCTGCAGTGTTCACCCTGTGCAGGCCCCGCCTGCCTGCCTCAAACGCCGCGTTCAGCTTCTCGACCATGCGGTCAGAGCTGGTAGGGTCGGCCTTGAAGGCGTCGTCGATCCACGCGATGTCGTCAGACACCACGACTGGGACACCGACGGAGACGGCGTCGGCGGTCACGATGTTGAAGGTCTCGCTGAAGCTGACCTGCATGGTGAGGTCCATTGTGGCAACGAACGGCACGAACACCGCGTGCGGCATCCACGTGTGCTCCACCAGCTCAATCCCGGTCTGGCCACCGAAGACGCTGGCCAGCGCGTTGTAGACTGCGTTGCTGCCGCTGTTCTCAAGCCGAGAGACGTTCATGTGAAAGCGCAGCTGGCGCCCTACCTGCCTCGCGAAACGGATGGCGGCGATCGCCTGGATCAGCTGGTTCTTGAGGGGACGGATCGCGCCGAAGCAGCCGATGTCAATCGTCAGGGACTGGTCGTCGTGGACCCAGTTGTCAGGGTACTCGGCGTAGTAGTAGTTGGTAAACTCGACGACCTTCTGCGCCGCCTCCTCAGGCGTGAGGCCGGCGCGCTGGATGACCACCTCGCGCAGGTCGCGCAGGGAGGCCAGCGAGTTGGTGGCAACGTACACGTTCCTGATCTTGACCAGCTCTGGGATCCAGGCCAGTGGGAAGCCCTCAAGCGCCAGGAACGGGATGTTGCTGTGGTTGCGCACCACCCACTTCACCGTCGGGTGCAGCTGACGCAGCACTCGCAGCTTCGCAGGCGTGACCCAGAAGGCCTCAATGATCACGATGTCTGGGCGAAAGCGGAACACCTCTCGGTCAATGGAGTTGGCGTCGATGACCTGGATGACCTCAGACAGCACCTCCTCGTTGTTGATCCCGCTCTCACCTAGGATGAGGCTGACCATCCTGGCAGAGTTCGCCAGGCCGGATGACAGGCCGGATGAGTAGCCGCCCTCGCTGTACACGCCCTCGCTGTAGCCACCCTCGCTGTACACCGGCGCGCACGAGTCGCTGTATGGGTTGCTGTACGTCCCGCTGTACGTGTCGTACGCGTCGGCGTACGGCGACTCACGGAACTTGATTAGGAACTGGATCTTGATCACGAAACTACCCCCACGTTGGTGAGGTATTTACACTGCCCTCTGGAAAACTCTCAAGCAGTGCGTGTGGCTGGGGCCTTCAGTGCCTGCAGGGACGCGCGGAAAGATATCAACTCCCGCGCTGTTGAAGAACTCGGTGCTCCGCTGCAGGGTGCTCTGGTTGCCGATGATGGTACTGATGCAGGGAATAGAGAAGTCATGGCGCCAGGTCGCGCCGACCAGGTCCTTGATGATGACGATGCCACCTACCTTCAGCTGGCTGTCCAGCCCGGCAAAGATTTCGCGCTGAAAGTTCCAGCCTCCGTTGAAGAACCGGTACGGGTTGACCGTGTCATCAGCTGGAAGCTGCTCACTCAGAGGCGCGTTGCAGATGATGACGTCAAATGGCAGCTCAGGCAGCGGGTCAACCGTGACCTGCCACACGTCAGCTACGTAGCTGCGCACGCGCGCCTGCTTCTCCGGCGGCAGCAGGCGCTTGGTGTTCTCGATGGCGAAACCTACTGAAGTCGCATCGATATCCGTCATCACGAGCTCAGTGATAGCATCAAGGGCCAGCAGTGTGATACCAATCGCCCCGCAGCCGCAGCCGAGATCTAAAGCGCGCCGCTGTCCCGGCACGAGCAGGTCATCGATGATGGTCTGGCAGAGCGACACCATGTGCAGCCCACCGCAGCCGACCCAGCTGTTGGTGACAAAGTTGTTTTCCGTCAGAGTGGCCATTGCTGCCTCACTTGTGGTAAGAACGCGCCGAAGCTGACCCGCTGGTAGACACCGTCCTTGTCAAACGCGCTCCACTCGGGAGAGCCATCACCTAGCCCAAACAGAATGCTGTGGCTCGGCATCAGCCTTAGCTCCTGACAGATGCGCAGCTGGGTGTCACGGTACTTCTCGTAGAGGTAGTCGCTTCCGAACTGGTGAAAGAGCGGCAACACCGCCGCCATGCCGGTGCGGGCAACGTAGCCCCTGATGTGTAGCAGCGCGACGCTTGGCGGCGGGTTCTTTGAGAAGATCATGCCGACGCGCATGAACGGAACGTTAAAGCACTTGCTCACGCTGAACGCGACGGTCTCAACGTCATAGCTCGCGAGGTCAACCTTGACGTTAGAGCAGAAGCCAAAGAAGGCGCAGTCAACGAGCACTGGTGCACCTGCGTCCTTTGCCTGCTGCAGCACCTGCTCGGTGAGGGGGTGCTGACAGCCGCTACCTGCAAATGGCACGCTGATGATGAGGGCGTCACCCTGGCCCAGCGACGGTTCGTCCTCGTACCACTTCCAGTTCATGCCGTTCTGCTCAAGCAGCAGCCTCGTTCCTGGGTATTCTGCCTTCAAGATCCTGAAGCGTCGCTCGCGGTGCTGCAGCAGGAACTGCTCAATTACGTGTGTCACGGCGAAGCTGCACATGCGCTGGTAACCTGTGAGGGTGCCTAGGAAGTTTCGCTTCGAGCTGAGGATCCAGTCGGCGTATGTGTCAGTGAATTCCTTGATCAGGTTCGCGTCACCAACCTTCAAGTGAATGTCTGTCAGCTGCTGTGAGTTAAGCTGCGCACGGATCTCTAGGTCACGAACTGGCTCAGCGGCGGCCTTGGCCCTACCAAGCGGTGTATCTCTAAACATTGTTGTAGACTCCTTCCAGTCGCTCGCGTCGGTATGGCATTAGGTCGGCGCCTGGGTCATACGTGTCAAACAGCAGGTGAATTCTTAGATTGACATTCAGCGCATTGATGGCGGTGTGCAGCTTTCGAGGGTTCAGTGAGTAGAGGCGGCCCTCTTCAGGCATGCGCAGCACCACCTCGTCAACGATGAACATGCAGAGCTGTGGGTGCGTCTTAAGTGGAACGTGGTACCTGATGGGATCAACGTCTATGTGGTAGCTGTAGCAGCTCCTGGCGCGCAGGACCGCCCAGCGGATCCTGCCAACTGGAAATTCTGACAGCGCCCGGACCTCCTCAATGACCTGTTCGGTGTACGTTCCCTTGAGACGCGGGTGCAGGAACTTGAACTCATCTAGCGCGACGTCCTTCACGCCGTTCTTGACATAGGCGAGGGACCCAACAAAGTCGTTCAACATTGCCACCTCATCTGTCGTCTCACCTCGGTGAGACAGCGTGCGAGACTGGTCCATTGGGACCTGCAGCGCAGTGAAGATTGAAGTGACTTCCTGGGTGATGCGGGCGGCGTCGAACCTCTGCTCGAGCTCTGTGATGTCTGGCACGGTGTGCTCCTCTGCTGGTGCCGTATTTACAGTGACAAAAAGGGGAGCCGAAGCTCCCCTTTTGGATGGTGCGTTTGCTGCCGTCGTGGATTAGACGAACGTCAGGTTGGCAACCGAGATGCGGCCGTAGTAGTCCGCCGAGTTGCCCAGCGACGTGGAGGTCGACGTGAACGTCGCCTTGCCGTAGCGGGTCATCAGCGAAACGTGTGGGTTGAACGTGTTAGGATCAACCACGACACCCGACGACATCAGTGGGATGTATGGGCAGTAGAAGTAGCCGGCGTCCATCTCACCCGAGCCACCCTTGAAGCCGAGGAGGACGTCCTCAGTGCCAGTCTGGTGGTAGATGTAGGTGTAGACCTTGATCGAGCCGTTCAGCGTGCCGACCAGCTTGGTGTTGTTCGGACCATCGAACGAGCCGGCGACGGCTGGCGCGAAGACCGACTTGGAAGCGCTCTGCAGGACAGAGACCACCAGTGGGGAGACAACGATCCAGTTGGCTGGACCACGACGCGTCTTGCGAGCGATCTCGTTCGCGACCTTGTTGACCAGGACGCCCAGGACTGCGTGGCGGTCGCCAACGTAGTTCGGAACACCCGTGAACGTGCCGTTCATGTCGAAAGCTTCGACAGTGCCGGCCAGCGTGGTCAGGTCAGCGATGATCTCGTTGTCGATTTCACCAACGATCGCTGCGGACAGCGAGGCGGTGATTTCGGCTTCGAGATCGAGACCGTGCGATGCCTTGAGGTCCTGCATGGCTTCTGGCGTCCAGCGGGCCTGCAGCTTGCGCGAGCCAGCCGTGACCGTCTGCTTCAGGACTTCCAGCGTCATGTGCTTACCACCGAAACCTTCGTAGTCGGCAGTGTCAGCGGCCAGGCCGTCAGACGTGGCAGCCGTCAGGGCTGGCGGGTAGCCAGTCGTGCCGACGTCAGCTGACGAGTAGAAGCGACGCATCTTGCCAGCGACATTGCTGAACACCTCATCACCGGCGACGATGTCGGTGCCCGTTGGGGCATCGGCAGCCTCGGTGAACAGGAAGCGCAGCGAGTACACCAGGCCGACCGGGCCGGACATCGGCTGAACGCCGACGAGCTCGGTGGCGATGGTGCCCGGGATGATACGGCGGATCATCGGGATGACGATCTTCTGGAAGTTGCCGATGGCAGCGGCGTTGGTGCCGAGAGCCGAGGCAGTTTCCGCCAGGTAGGCCTTCTGGTTCTCCAGAACGGGAGCGACGATGGCCTTCTTGCGCTCTGACAGACCTTCCAGGAGGGTCTCCTTGGTTTCGGTCCAGTTTTCAAATAGTTCCATGTGGTTTCTCCTCTTCGAGAACTTGGTGTTATTGGAGGCCTGCAAGGCGGCGCAGTTGGGCTTTCGCGTCACTGGCTGGTGCCTGCTTGGCTTGAGCTGCAGCTTCAACTACCGCTGCTTCCTCGCCTGTTACGACAACGTTAGCCTGCTCGGTGAGAACAGGTGCTGCAGCGTCAGAGGCCTTGGCATCGGCAGGAGCGTCTTGCTTTTGCTCCTCTTTCAGCACACGACCAATGAAGTGGTTGTAGGCTTCTTCCAGGCGGGTCGTCTCGACGTTCGCCAGTACGAAAGCCATCTGCTCACGCTTCTTACCTGACAGCGGAGCAAGGATCTTTTCAAGCTTCGACTCGCGGACCAGCTTGGCCTGCGCTTCTTCCAGCTTGTTGATGTTCTGCTGCGCATCACGCAGCTTGTCGAGGGCAGCCGTCAGCTGGGCCTGCACTGAGTCCTCGTCCGCGAACTTCATATACTCGTTCACGAACGCCTCGAAGATGCGGCGGCCAAACTCGTTCTGCTTGACAACGTCCAGGTCCTCGCGAAGCTCCTCGAGTTCTTCCGACAGGCGGAGCTCGAAGAAGGCGTCCATCTTGTCAACGAGCTGGTCCAGCTCCTTGGCAAGCTCTTCAGCCATGCGGTGCTTCTCCTCGACCAGCTGGGCAGCTGCCTCAGCCTTGAGGTCGCGGTAGTCCTGGATGTCTCCGATCAGCTCGGCAACTTCCTCTTCAAGCTTGGAAGCCACGAACTTCTCAACGCTCTCGATCAAGGCCTCACGCTCGGTTGCCCACTGTTCTGCAAGCTCGCTGCGCACCTCGACGGAGACTTCCTCGCGAACGATCGTCTTGTACTGCTCGACGGCGGCCGTCCACTGAGATGAGATCTCTGCCTTGGCTTCCTCGCTGAGGAGCTCGGAGCTCAGCAGTTTTTGAAGGATTTCATCCATGGGTTCTCCTTTATTCGTTAGGGGATTAGAGCGAGCTTTTCGCGCGGCTCTAACAACTCAAATTCGCGCTCTCAAACTAGAAACATGATGCAATTAAGCGTTTCTATTTATGAAAACGCGCCAAAAAGCGCCAAAAACCAAGCGTTTCTGGCGCCAAGAAAGCTGCTAAGAAGCGTTCTTACTCTGTCGTCGTGTCGTCGGTACCTGTCGGTTCGCCGTCGGTTAGGTCAGCGTCAGCAGCGGTCGTTACCTCCGGCTCCACGTCAGCCTCAGGTGCCAGACCGGCAAGGTCCCGCATCTTTGACGTCAGGTAGTTGTGAAGGTCCATCGTTGCCTCCTCGGGCTTGTCATTGATGAGCCCGTTCAGCATGCTTCTTAGAAGTTCTCGCTTGTCTTGGTCGGCCATTCTCTATCTCCTTATGTGGCGCGGGCTGTGAGACCGCGTTGTGGGGAAGTATTTATAGGACCCTTCCCATTAGTCCTAAGCGTTCAACGATCTTGAACTGCTGCGGCCTTGATGTGACTGTTCAAAAACGTCTTCCAGTCCCTGAACGGCATGGACTTCTGCGTTGCCCAGGCCCAGAGCAGATTCTCACGCTCAGCCTCCGTCTTCTGAAGAAAGTCAGCAACTGAAATTCCCTCGCAGAGGTTGTAGGCGGTCAGTTCCTTCAGGCGCGCGAGGTCCATTGTCAGTCTCCCTTGGCGATAAAGGCCTTGAGACGTTTCACGACGCCGGCGTAGCCAGCCTGTCCCTTCCAGTCGCTCTTCTCCAGCTTTTCCAGGACATCTTTAGCCAGGTCCTGCAGGTGGTCCTCAGAGGCCCATGGCTGGAGGCGCTCGCCGATGATCATCGCGACGTTCATGACGCCGTCCGTGTTGTACTGGTTGCCCTTGTCCTTGAGCGCCTTGCGGAGCTCCCTCACGATGACGCCTGTCATGTCGTAGGCGAGGTCTGCTGCAGAATCTGAACCGCCGACAGTCAGGCCAGAGAAGCCCTCAGTGACGCTCAGCCCATGGATCGGGCACTTCGAGTTGGCGCGCTTCTCGGTTGGGCAGGTGCAGCCCTTGAGCCGCTCGTCCTTCCACTTCCCGTCAAGCAGTTCCTTGAGGATGCTCATTGGGCCCTCTCGATGATGTGCTGGTACATGTTCTGGAAAGCAACGATCGCCTCTTCCAGCTTGACCTGCGCACGGCGGCTCAGCTCGACTGACGAAGTGTCAAAGTTCCTGTCGGTGGCCTTGAGGTGGGCTTTCCAGTCATCCGAGATCACGATGTCACGGGCCTCTTCCAGCAGCTTCTGCAGCTTGTCAACATCCGCGTCAAATTCGCTGGACTCGTCGTAACCTTCAGTAACTGCCGCCTCAAGTGCAACATTGGGCTGAACACCAAGTGAAAGCAGGTCTTGAATGAGCGACATGTTACTTCCTCGTGATGGAATCGATGAATTTCTTGATCTCGGCGGCGAAGAACTTCTGCGCCTTCGAGTCGTGCAGCACGGCCTCAGCCAGCGTCTGCACCTTCGGTGCCTCAAGCGCCTCGCGCACGACATCTGGGTAGCAACCCGGGCCGGATGGCTGGGCGACGATGTCAACCGTCACGAACTGGAAGTCCTCGACCATGCCCTCGTTGGTGACGTTGCCGGTGCCGCGTGAGGAGACACCCAGCTTCATGCCACCCTCAATGAGCTGGCGAACGATCATGCCGCTCGGGGTGTTCAGGACCTTGCACTTGCCGACGGCGTTGTCACCGTCCATGTACGCCTCGGTGATGATGTGCGAGACGTTCTTGAGGTCGATGGACAGGTTGTCGGGGTGGTTGAGCTCACCGGCGACGTACGTGCCTTCCTTGGCGCGCTCATTGATGACACCCACCGCCTTCTCAATCTCTGAGCGAGGGTACACGCGCTGGTTGAGGTTCTTCTGCTCGGCGGCCATCATGCGGCCGGCCAGGTAGAGGTTCTTCGCAGCGTCGCGCGACTCGATCAGCTGGGCCTGCGCAGGCGTGAAGTGCTCGATGAGAACTTGCTTCATTGTGGCTCCTTTTGTCCGGGAAGCGTTCGCTTCCCTTGCCTAACTTGTAGGCCTATTTATCAGGAGGAGCCTGAAAACCTGCTAATTACGCCTCACCGGCTGCCTTCGCCGCCGCGGCAGGCTTGGGACCCTTAGGAGGTGGGGCCTCCTCAGGCGGCGGCTCCTCGGGCGGGAGTCCCTCTTCCGGCGGCAGGCCTTCGTCTGGAGGTACCTCCTCAGGCTCGCTCACCGTGATCTCCTTACGGTTCTCGTAGACGGCTGGGTCGTAGATCTGCTGGATGTCAGCGACCTCACCCTCCTCACCCATGGCCGTGTCATTGATGCTGCGCTCCTCCTTGATCATGGCCTCGTTCATCTGGATGTCATCGTCTGTCAGGCCGAGGTAGCGCTTCAGGATGAAGCGGCGTGACAGGTACTTCACGCCCTCGATCGAGTTGAAGGAGTTGATGAGGTCGGCGTCGAGGGCGGCCTGGCGGTACAGCGCGAAGTTCTGCGGGTCTGGCAGGACCAGGTTGAAGATGTCGTAGTCGAGGTTGATGCCGGCGACCTGGAGGTAGATCTTGAACTGCTCGTCAAACACCTCCTCGAGCGAGGCCTGCAGGCGGATGACGAAGTTGGCGAACCGCAGCTCCTCGATGTAGGCGATGCCCACCTTGCCGTCGCTGTACTGGGCGCCCTGCGCGTCCTGGCCGACCATGTAGGAAGTCGGCACGCGCAGGCCGCGGAACAGCTTGTCAGTGAACGTCTTGAGGGTGACGGTGCCGAAGTCCTCAGTACCACCAGGCAGAGTCTCAACGCGCGAGCCCCGGCCAGTGGCCGAGACCGGAAAGAAGTAGTCCTCTTGGATGGAGTCCGGGTTGTACTGCGAGTCCGTCTGGTTCATGTTCTGCGTGTTCGGGATCCGCTTCTGCCGGATGTCATTGCGGATCTGCTCGAGGTACTGCTTCACGCGCTGCGGCGGGATGTTACCGACGTCAACGTAGAACACGCGGCGCTCTGGGGCGCGCACGATGCGGTAGATGATGATCGAGTCCTCAAGCATCGTGATCTTCTGCCAGACGTTGAAGACCGGCTGCAGGACGGACATGCCGAACGGTTGGTTCTCACCCATCTCGTCGCCCAGCGTGAAGTGCAGCATGGCGGCGGCAGGGATGATCTCAACGGTCTGGTCGCTCAGGGCCCGGCCATTGGCGGTGAACGCGGATGGCCGCACGTGGTAGGCGATCTTCTCACCCTCTGGCGAGACCTCAATGCCGATGACGCGCGTTGGGTCAATGTACTCCCAGGGCTGCGTGTCTGACTTCTTGCGGAAGAAGCAGTCGCCGTACTTCACCAGGGTGCGCGCGATCTTGTACACCTTCGTCTTCAGGTTGTGCAGCTTGGACCAGTGGCGCAGCGCGGCGCGGATGGTCGTCATGACGTTGTCGGCGACGTCTTGGTTGTCCTCGGTCTGGTAGTCGATGGTGAATGGCAGGCCGGTGCGCTTGTCTGGGTTAGAGATCTCCTCGGCGATGATGTCGAGGGCGCGTGCGACGTCGTCACGGTCCATCTGCTCGTACTGCTTGTAGCGCATCATGCGTGACGACGCGCCCTTCAGCAGGTTCGAGAACCACGACATTGACGAGAAGCCGGCGTAGCCGGCAACGTTCAGGTTGTACGCGTCGTCGAGCACCTGGCTCTTAGGCTGGTACGCGGCCTTGCGTGAGGCCGGTGTAACGATTCGCCAGAAGTCTACGAGGGTTGCCATCTGCGTCCTATTGTTTCACGGAGTAGTAGAGCCGCTGCGGCGGTAGGCCGGTGGTCGGCACCTTCAGGTTGATCACCTTCGAGTCCTCCGCAGTTTCAATGAGCTTACCAAGCGCGGTGTTTGTTTCCTTCACGAGGGCCAGCAGGTCAGGGAAGCCGCTGATCGCGAGTACTGCCGGGGCCGTGTCAGCGGTATTTAACGATTGATTGTCCTTAGCGGTACGGGCCTCGTCGATGGTGGCGCCCTGTGCCACCTTGCGATCTGCATCTGCCGTTGGAACCTCAACCTTTGCAGGTTTTGGCGGCTCTACCTCAGCCTTCACTCCAGTGGCGTTCCAGTCATCAACTATGGCGCCAATCAGGCCACCGCCAGCAGTGCCGATCAGGGTGCCAAAGAGCGTGCCAAGCCCAGGAATTACCGATCCTGCGATGCCGCCGACCAGCGCACCAAGCTGAGCGCCGGTCTGGGCGCCCGAGCCAGCGCCAAGCGCGCCCGCGCCAGCGGCCGCAACACTTCCAGCCGCCGCGCCTGCCAGGCCACCAAGGCCAGCCCGCCCAATTCCACGCGCCAGCGGCGCCGCCGCGGACGCGCCCGCCGCGATAGCCGCCCGGGCACCAGCCCCTGCCAGCGCGTTGAGCGCGGCGGTGGAGGCCACTGTCGCTAGCAGGTGCGCCCCGAGGGCGGCCGCCGAGGCCGCCAGCATTCCTGGCAGCGAGTTCTGCAGGAACGCCTTGAAGATGTTGAAGCCCTCCATCACGTCTGCGACCGCGCGGGCACCTTGCGCGGCCTTGGCCGCGGCGTCACGCTCAGCCTGCGTCGTCACCGCGCCCTGCTGCTCGGCCTGCCGCATCTTCAGCGCGGCCTGCGTCTGCGCGTCCAGGTTCAGGAACCCACCTGCCTCCGCGATGACGTCCATGATGGCGCGCTGCGCCTCTGAGGCGCCGGGCCCGCGCCGCTCCATGTAGCGCTCCTGCAGCTTCGCCAGCAGGTTCAGGCGCTCGGTCTCTTCCTCAGGGGTACGGTAGCCGCTGCGCTCCAGCTGGTTCAGGCGCATGGCCTCCTGCGTGCTGAAGCCCATGCCGATGGCGCCCGCCATCAGGCGGCCTGCCTTGCCGAAGCGCTCCCTGAACGAGGTGCGGCGCTGCTCGGCCTGCAGCTGCACCAGCCGCATCGCCTCTTCCTTCTGCAGCCCGAGCACCTGGTAGTTGTCCTTGAGCGCGATCAGCTCTCTGGCCCGCGCCGTCCTGGCCTCGCCCTGCAGGCCCATGAGCTCCTCAAAGATGACGCCTGAGCCAGTCAGCTCGGAGTTCTGCCGCAGGTACTCCTCAGCGGTGATGTCCACCACTCCAGCGAGGCGCTGGAAGTTGGTCATCGTCTCCTTGATGTAGCGGTTCATGCCGTCACGGTCACGCACGTTGACGCCAGAGGTGAATGCCTGCGTGATGGCCGGGCCGAACATCTGCGCTGACTGCGCAGTGGTGTAGCCGAAGTCCCTGAACGTCTGACCAACGTCCTTCAGCGTCTGGTCAAAACCCTTTGCCCCGCCCTGCACGGCCATGAAGCGCTTGTTCTCCTGCAGCAGCTTGACCATGTCACCAAAGGCCATGCCCATGCGCAGCGCCTGCCAGTGAACGCCGAGGAAGGTGTCAGGGACCTGCTTGATGTTGAAGTCCTCAAGCTCCCTCCACGCGGTTGCGATCTTGCCGGCGATGGCGGCGGCCGACCCAAAGGCGGCGAGCTTGCCAATGACTTTATCGATCCCACCAGTCAGCAGGAGCAGGCGACCATTGGAGGTACCTAGCTGCTGGACCATTCTTCCAAGCGGCGTCAGGTTGGACAGCACCTGCGTCCTGAACTGGCCGAGGGCGCCAGAGGTGGAGCCAAACATCCTGCCAAGCTGGTTCAGCGTGTTCTGCGCCGCCGCGCCCGCGCCAGGGGTCGGGCCCAGCTGCTGCTGGGCGGCATAAGTCTGCAGCGCCGCGTCAAGGGCGCGGTCAGCGCGTCGAACGTCGTCAGCGCCGCCAAACAGCCGCGCGTTGGCGAGCGCGTCCTGCAGGCGAATGATCTCGTCCTGCAGGTCACCCATTGGCAGCAGCGACGCCCTGAACTTCGCGACGAACTCGTCAAAGGTGAGCGGGATCCCCTCGACCACTGGGTTGAGGATGCCCTCGGCGCCCTCAAGCATGCCGGCGGCGTGCTGCTGAAGGAGCGTGCGGTAGATGGCCTGCAGAGAGTTGAGGTCCTCAGCGGCGAGATGCGTCGCCGTCAGCCCGCCTGCGGTGATGCGCTCAAGCAGCCGCTGCGTCACGGCTGTCAGGTTACCGCCGACCTCTCCGGCAAAGCGCTCGGCCGCCACCTGCTGCGCCGCCTGCGTCTCCATCATCGCGTGATGGATGTTGCGCATGTCAGCGAAGTTGAGGTCTGCCCTCAGCAGGTTGGTGTCGGCGTCGATCGCGTTCATGCGGCGCAGCATCTGCGCGCCGAGAGAGCTTGACTGACGGAAGACCTCTAGCTCAGCGCGAAAGCGCTCCCTGAACACTGCCTGCTGCGCCGCCGTCATGTCATTGAGGTTCTGCATGCCCTCATTGATGCTGACGTTCATCGCGTAGTTGGTGCGCGCGGCGTCAGTGGCGAGGCGGCTGAGGTTGCTTACCAGCCCGCGGCTCTGCACTCCAAAGCCAAGGATGCTGGTGCCAAGCAGGGACTGCGACTGTGCCAGGTCATTGGTTGACCGCATCAGGCCGCTGAGCGCCTGTGACTGGCTGCGGTAACGCGTTGTCAGCTCTGCGGCGGAGGTGCCGGCGACGTTGGCGCCTTCCGTGAAGTCATCAAGCGAGGAGGCGGCCTCATCGAGGGCGTTGCGGTACTCGTCGCTGTGGTCTCGGCCGCGCCGCGGCCTGCCAGGCTGCCCAAAGCCGGCGGTGGTGTCAAGACCAGGGTTGAGGTTGCCGCCGGCACGGACGCCCTGCGCGCGCAGCGCCTGGACCTGAAGGTCATACAGGCGGTTCAGCGATCTGACGATCTCTTGGGAATCAAGGTCGGCCATTGGCAGTGATTTTTAACCTGGTCAGTGAGGTGTAAATAGGTACCGTACAGCGTCAGGTCATATTTATCCCCACCAGAAATTATCCAGATTCACAGAGGAAGCGCATGACACAACCTGCAAACCCACTGCTTGAGAAGCTGAAGCTGCCAGGCAGGATCTTTGAGCTACCAAGTCGAGGCCTCTTCTACACCAACGGTGAGCTCGCCGGCGGGGCCGAGATCCACGTCCACGCGCTCTCGGCGATGGACGAGATCAACCTCAAGAACCCAGATCAGCTGTTCAGCGGCAAGGCGGTCGAGGCCGTGCTGCCCAGCTGCGTCGACGGTGTGCTGAAGCCAAATCAGCTGCTGGCCAAGGACGTCGACGCCATCATGCTGTTCCTGCGCACCGTCACGTACGGGCCAGCCCTTGAGCTGCGGGCGCGGCACACGTGTGAGAACGCGAAGGAGCACTCCTACACGCTCAACGTTGACGAGATCATCGCTGACATGAAGCCGATCGACCCGACGACGGTCGAGGCCAGCTTCACGGTGACGATGCCGAACGGTCAGGTCGTCAAGCTCCGGCCATCCAGGTACTCCAACATGGTGGAGCTGATCAAGGAGAACACCAACAAGAAGACGTTCTCAGTGGAGGACCAGAAGCACAACCTGCTACGGATGCTGCTTGACCTGATCAAGTCGGTCGACGGGATCGAGGATGAGAAGCTGATCAGTGAGTGGCTGCAGCAGGTGCAGACGACCTGGGTGTCTCAGATCACGCAGCAGATCGAGAAGGCCCACGCGTGGGGGCCAGACCTGTCAAGGAAGGTGAAGTGCAAGGACTGCGGTGAGGAGTTCACCATCGACGTCCCCATCAACCCAATATCTTTTTTCACCGAATGATCAGTACTGGAGATGGGCCCGCCATCCAGAAGATGATGAACTCGCTGGGCGGAGAGATCCGCGCGCTGGTGAAGCAGGCCTTTGAGCTGTCGTACTTCTCCCGCGGGGCCTGGTCCTACAGCGCCGTGCTGCAGATGACGGCGGCCGAGCGAGAGATCGCTGCTGAGTTCCTGAACGAGCGGCTGAAGCTGGCGTTCAAGATGCAGCACCCAGTATTCTGATCAGTCCCTGAGTTCAGACACTTCTAGGGGACGCAGGCTGATTTGTGATGTTATTCAAGTTCTAACAAGGAGCGTTCACCGGCCACATAACAGAGAAGTCGACCATGATTGATCCCTAAAGTTTCAGCGGTTCTGCGCCATGACCCAAGTGGGTTTGTATTTTTCTTCGGTTGTGGGTGCGCCATGGGACCCATTTCCAAAGCTTTCTTATACAGCGCTTTTTCCTGTTCAGATAGCTTAGTTCGTGGGAGGCGACACTGACGTTTTACGCTCTCTCGTGTTACTTGCTTATGTCGAGGGTGAATCATTTTCGATGGCGAAGCTTTATGACTTTCTAGGAACTCAATTATGTTGTCGAAGAATGTTCTGGCTTCTATGTGCTGTAGTGACCATTCGATAAATCCTAAGGCACGATTACATCGGTCATGCATCACCGATCGTATGAATCCATTTGAATGATCATGGTCTAGAACTAGATCATGCATTTCAATCTCAGTCTTACAGAGTGGACACTGTCGTTTTTGATTTTCCCACAACTGTAATTTTAGCGGGTGACATTCGCTGTGTTTCAGTCGGCGCATCTTCAGATTCCTTGACGGTAATTTTCAAGTTAAGCTCAGTCAATATTCTTGACATGAGCTTCTCAGTCGTTTCGTTATTTATAATGCCGTCAAGACCGTCATGCAATTGAATTCCTTGATTACCAAGGGCCTGCCAGAGGGCGTGGCGCGCCGACCGCTCCCACTGGAAGTAGAGGGTGAACACCTCCTTCTGGCCGGCGAGCGTCGGTTTCTTACCGAGAAACAGGCACACCTCGCGCTTCGCCTTCCTGTACTGCTTCGCCAGGTGTGACAGCCGGTCACCGCAGGTGATGAGCTGGGTGGTGGAGAGGTGCGGCGCGAACTGCCTCACTATACGGACCGCCTCTGACCGGCCGCTGCCAGCGGCGAGCATCGTGCCTGAGATGTTTGACCCGTTGGCCAGCGACATGACCAGCCGCTTGACGACCGACAGGTTCTCCTCAGTCACGTCGAGGTGCAGGAGCTTCCCGCAGATCTCGGCCCTGAACTCCTTCTTCGTCTCGTCAAGCCTGAACAGGTCAGGGAACTTGAGGCGCAGCTGCTGCTCCCTGCCGGCGTGCTTGCGCTTGAGGTAGGAGAGCAGGAACTGCGTAAAGGCGTTCTCGATGTCGACGGACGTGCCGAACAGCTGGTGCCTAAGCCAGCTCGGCCAGGTCTCAATGGCGCGGATGGGCCAGACTGACGTGTCACGGGCCTTCAGCCTGCCTGACGGGCGAAAGTAGAAGTCGACGACCGGGCCCTGCCGCTGCAGCCACTCGACCTGCGCGATGAGGTCCAGCCGGCCATCGGCCCGCAGGCGCGTGAGCACCGCCTGGCTGACTGGCCGCACGCTGACGGCGCTCTTGAGAAAGACCGACGCGTTGGGTGGCCGGCCTGGGTCAAACGTGACGCGCTCAGCCAGCCGCTCGATCTCGGCCACCAGCCTAGGTGACAGCTTCTTGGCGCGGACGAGGGTCGGCGCCGCGTTCCCGTTGATGTTGAAGCCGAGGCGGTCGATCGTGAAGAACTTCTCCAGGATCACCCGCGCGTCTGCTGACCCGCCTGGCACCCGCGACAGGTACAGCTCCTCAGTGAGGAAGCCAGGGGACGAGCGCTGGTGCCTGGTCAGGCGGTGCCAGGCGAGGGCCACCGAGATGATGAGGCCCTGCCGCTGGCGGCGCTTGCGCCACCAGGTGCCCTTGAGCTGAAAGAATTTCCCTACGTAGAGGGGGTGCTCGCGCGGCAGCTCGTCGCCAAGCTTGACCGCGTTAAAGAGGAGCACTGGTCACCACCTTCTCGGTGACCTCCTCCTGCGTGGCTGGTGTGACAGGGCCGTCCCACGGCATTGGGAGCTTGCGCCTGCCGTTCGCGCGGCGCTTCAGCTCACGGTAGACGCCCTTGGGGCACTTGGGGTCCAGCACGGTCGGTCCTTGAATTGGGCCAGCGGTTCCTGCGTTAACACCAGGAATCTGAAAGTGGCCGTAGCGTGCCCACTCTTTTCCATCAATGACACCTTTTTCAGCAAACTGCCGGGTCAAGAGGCGGAGCTTCTTTGCAAGTTTCTCGTTCATAGTTTTCCTGAGTAGCGAGGGTTGAGGTCAGAGTCCACGTGATCGACCAGGTAGCCGTGGGGCTGGCGGTAGAGGAGGACCTCCCACCTGTCAACGCTCGCGGTCCCTAGCTTTCCAAGCTTCGGTCTGACTATTATAAACTGCACGGCCTCAGTTGGTAACTTCAGGCCCTCGATGTAGACCGGGGCCTCACCGCCAAAGACCGTCAGGCTGTGCAGCTCTCCGAGCGCCGAGTGCCGGTGCAGCTGAACCTCTGACTTGTCCTGCACCTTCCTGAGGTCAAAGGTGCTGGCGGGGAACTGCGCCGAGTGGTGCGTCGTTGGGTTGGGCGTGATCATGGTGCGCCGGCCCTTGGACCTGGCAAGGTGCGAGCAGATGGCCTCGAGGAAGGCCGAGTGGGCGCGGGCGCTCAGCTGTGGCCGCACCTTGCCGATGGCGGTGCGCAGCTCATCGCGCTCAGGTGGCATGAAGGGCAGGTTGGAGCTGGCCTGGCGGGAGATGTACGGGGCGACGTACTCAGCGGCGCGGTAGTACAGCTCGTAGTACGCCGCGACGACCTTCAGCAGGTCGCCGAAGTCGGGGTGCTGCGCGGTGCGATAGAGGTCGTGCTTGGCGGCCCAGCGTGGTGTCAGGTGCTCAGTCATTCTGGAACTTTGATGTCAAACGCTGGGACAGGCTCAAGCGGAGGGCCCGTGTACGCCTTGTCGTACCAGAAGTAGGGAAACTTCAGCAGCGTGTTGAGCTCAAACACGTCAACCATCAGGCGCTGGCCCTCGAAGGTGTAGGAGATGGAGATGTTCGGTGGTGTCGGCCTCAGGCCAACGGTGGTCAGGACCGCGGCGAAAGTGGGCGTGTGGTTCCACTTGAAGATCAGCATCGCCATCTTTCCAACCTTGGCGGCGTCAGTCTCCGCCTCGTTGAACCACTTGAAGAAGTTGGCCGAGCCGGTCACCAGCGACGTGAAGTTGTCGGGGGTCTTGTAGAACTTGGTCTCGATGGAGAAGTTGAACCTCAGGTTGGTGTCCTTCTCGTTCGTCGGCACGACATCCCCGACGAACAGCTTGAGGGCGTCAGCGCCGAACAGCTTGCCGATCGTGTCGAAGTTCTTACCGCCCACCCGCGCGCCTGAGCCCTGGGTGCGGATGAAGTTGAGCGGCTGTAGGTGCTGCGTCAGCAGTTTTGCCACCTGTGACTCAAACCCGTTACCTTTAGATTTGGAGTTAGTTCGTTTCTTTTTGTCTTTGGGCACGTCCATCTTTTTCCATCCTTGCTAACTGGCGAGACGTGATACCCAGCTGACGCTCAGCATCTTTTCCCGAGTTATACGTAACACCATCAATGACAAAACGAACAGCATTGCTTGGCGTCTTACCTAGGTTCTTTTTCCCGACACTTTTCATGGCAATCGCAAGTTCAGGAGCTCGTTTCTTTTGGGCTAATGACATCTTTTGTCGAGTTTCAGCACTTTTGCATTTTCCTCTTAGACCTTCAGAAGTTCTTGCCTTGTGATATTCGGATAGCGGTTTACCGCGTCTAGCATTTCCCCAGAGAGCCTTTCGTTCTGCTTCGCTCAATGAAGCCGCAAAATTTTTCAATGATGCACTTATTTTTGCAGCTATCTCATCTTTTCGCTCGAACGTTTGTGGACCCCATCCACCTGCTGCCCTTGCAATGTTGAATAGCTTCCGTCCTGATGAAGCCAATGCATCAATGTGAGCGTTTTCACGTTCAAAGAATTCTGTCTTGCTGTATGTCTCAATTGATTCGAGAATAACAAAGGAAAAACTTCCTGCCCCGTATTTTTCCCACGCGCGCTGGAGATTGATGTTAAAATGCTTGCCGGCATTTAAGAGGTTCTGATGTTCCTTCCAGCGCCCTGAGAAATTTTTGGCGGAGCCAACGTACACCTTACCGTTGGCTCGACAGCAAATTTTATAGATCCCTCCCATGCGTTATTTACATTGTGAAGGGAAAACAAAGGGCTCAGGTCAAGGCCTCCTCTACCTCATCTATCTGCGCATCATGGTCAACGATGCTTGAGAAACCGTTCTGCTTGCGAACGATGATCTGCCTGTCAAACCGTCCAATGGCCTCAGGCCGGTGGGAGATGATCCACAGCCCCAGCCCGTCGTCACGTGTCTTCTGCTTCAGCAGCTTGAACACCGCCTCAACTCCAGCGCCGTCCAGCGACGCGTCAATCTCGTCAATGAACAGGCAGTTCACCTTGCTGTGCAGGTGGTGCAACACGTCCCTGAAGGCCAGCGAGAGCGAGAGGTTGACGCGCTTCTTCTCACCGCTGGATAGGTTGCCGAAGTCCAGCTCACGCCCAAACTCAGACACTGTGCAGCTCATGTCGTCGTCAAACTTCACCACGTGCGGCAGGCCTAGCTGCTTGGTGTAGTGAATTAGTCGCGCGTTCAGGAACGGGATGGTGCGGTTGATGATGCGGCGGCGGATGAAGGAGTTCTTGTCGGTCAGCAGCTTCAGCAGGAACTGCTGGTGCTCCTGCTCCTTCTTCAGCTCGTCAAGCACGTCGTACGTCACCTTCTTTACCGCGTGCTGCTTGAGCGCCTCATACGCCTCAACGTGCGGGTTGGTAGCGTTCACCGTCTCGTCGATGCGCTGCTGCGCGGTGAGGGCGCTGGTCTCGGCGCGGACGGCGTCGGCCAGTGACTTGAACTTCATGAGCTCTCGCGCACCTGCCAGCTGGCCCTCGACGTCCGCCAGTTCAGTCTCAAACTGATCAATGACCGTCTCAAGCTCCTTCAGCCGTGTCTTACGCTTATCTAGGAACGTCTGCTTCTCCACCAGCCTGTCAGCCGCGCCTTCATACTGCTGCAGGCAGTAGGGGCACTTGTCCTCTGTCAGGTGCTTCAGCTCCGTCTCGACCTTCTTGATGTCGGCGGTAACGCTCGAGCGGTCCTTCCTGGCGATGCTGAGGTGCGAGGTGACGCTGACCTGCCTGGTAGACAGCTGCTCCACTAGCGCGTGTAGCTCCCTCTCGGTGGCCATGTCGCAGTCGCTCAGCAGCTCAAGCTCCCCCTCAAGATTCTTGAGGTAGCTCACGCGGTCATCTTCCCAGCGCTTGACCCTCGCCTCAGCGTCGGTCAGCTGCTTGTTGTAGAGCGCGACAGCGGCCTCCTGCTCCTTGATGATTGCCTCTTGCACGCTGATGGAACCTTCCGTCCCCTTGATGATCTCCTTCAGCTTGACGGCCTTCTCTGTCAGCAGCGTGATGTTAAACAGCTCCTCAATGAGCTGGCGCTGCGGGTGAACCGGCAGCAGCAGGAACGGGGTGGAGTTGCCCGAGAAGATGATGATCTTGGTGAAGAGGTCGTACGACAGGCCGATGATCTCCTCAACGAACCGGTCATTCTCACTGACGCTGTCGAGCGTCACGTCCTGGTTGTTGCAGAAGATCTGGATGTTGGTCTGCTCACCGCGGCAGCGGTAGATCTCGTACTCGTCCTCACCCTTGGTAAAGGTGAGTCGCACCTCCATCAGCGTGCTGCGCGCCCCGTTCGTGGAGTTGATGAGGCGCTGCAGACCGATGTTGTCAAACGGCTTGTTGTAGATGGCGTAGCAGATGGCGTTGATGATGGTGGTCTTCCCAGCCCCGTTGTTGCTGCTGGCGTCAACGTTCTCACCCTGGATGAGGGTGCTGCCGTAGTTGCCTAGGTCAACCTCAGTCAGCTGGTTGCCGAAGCTGAGAAAGTTGCGCAGCTGCAGCGCCTTGAAGGTGATGGGAATGCTCATCTTGGCCTTATTCCGTGACGGCGAACGTCCTGACGAAGGCCTCTTCCTCGGCAGACAGCGGGCCAAAGCTGCCGCCGACCACCTTCAGCAGCCAGCCCTCGGTCTCCTCCCTGCTGATCTTGCCAAGGAAGTCGTTGATGCGCTCCTGCGTGATGATGCACTCGCTGCCATTGGCAGCGAACACCAGCTCCTGCTTGCCGGTCTCTGGTCCTACTCGCTTCTGACATGTCAGTCTCATTTGCTTCTCCTTACAGGCGGTGGTAGATGTTGATGAGGCGCTCAGGGTCTATCGTGCTGGTGCCGGTAACGCCGGTCTGCAGCAGCTTCACGACGGCGTCATTGAGAGAGCTGAGCTCGAAGCTCTCAATGCTGTCATCGCCGGCGATGGCCTCCTGCCGTTCGAACAGGTTCTCCTCAAGGGCGAACTCACGCAGTCCAAGGCTGGTCACCATCTCCTCTCGCAGGGCCTGCGCCTCCGAGTAGAGGATCTCGGTGTCGATCGTGCACCGCACCCGGCACTTCGGTGGAAAATCGGTGTGGCCCTCAAGGACCTTTGACAGCCGGATCTTTCTGAAGGACGGTGCCTGGTCCCAGTTCAGGAACCAGACGGACTCATCGGCGGTGTTCAAGAAGCAGCACCCCCGCTCATCATCGCCCGCATCACCGTAGTCCATCGGAAACGTGTTACCTATGTAGATGACGTTGTCACGCACCTGTCGCTTGTGAAAGTGCCCTGAGAAGATGTACTTTGGGTCCTTGAAGAGCGTGTGCTCGGGACCATGCTCCATGACCCGGTCTGACCCGGTCACCAGAAAGTTCCTGAACTCAAAGTGGCCCAGCCAGTATTTAACCTTTCCGAACTTGACCAGCTCTGGGTACTCACCCTTGAACATGAATGGGCAGAGCAGCAGGTCCTCGAAGACCTCAGGTTCATTGATGAGCCGGACGTTCGGCAGGTCCTCAAAGACGCGCGTGGAGAAGATCTTGCGGTTCTCACGGTGGTAGAGGTCGTGGTTGCCAATCACGATGAAGATCGGCAGCCCAAGTGAGTTCAGCTCCTTCAGTGCCTCGTGCGCGTACGTGAGCGTCAGCACGTTGACGGCGTTGCGGTTCTCGAACCAGTCACCCAGGAAGGCAACGTGCGTCACGCCACCCTCCCTCTTCACCTGCTGGCAGAACCACTTGACGAAGTCGAGGCAGTCCTGGTTGTGCTGGATGGAGTTGCTGCGCTTGCCAAAGTGGATGTCAGTGAACATCGCCACTTTCTTGGCGGCGAACTTCTTCGGTGCCGCCATTTACTTCTTGGCCTTCTTCGTCTTCAGCAGCTTCTTCGTCTTCTTGACGGCCGTCTTTGCCTTCTTTGCCACCTCCTTCGGAACTCTCGGCTTCTTCTCCTTGACGACGACCTGGCCGTCAACGATCTCCACCTGCGACTTCTTGTAGATGGTCACCTTTCCTGGCAGCATGGACGCCGGCACCCGCCGCTTGGCGACGACCTTTGGCACGTAGGCGGCGGGGCTGATGTTCTCTGGTAGGATCTGCTCCTCATCCTCAGGCTCTGCGTGCTCCTTCTCCAGGTTCTCAGGAAGTGGCAGGTCATCAGACTCGATCGCCTCAAGCAGCCGCTCCTCCTTCTCCTTCTCAAGGAAGTTGAACGAGGGGTTCGCGCCGGCGTCGACCAGCAGCGAGTCACGGATGTTGCGGTGCTTCCGCTCGTCGTGCTTGTACTGCTGGAAGCAGTTGTGGATCGCGGTGGTGTAGTAGGCGAAAGGGTTGCTTGACTTGGCAGGGTCGAACTTCAAGGCGTTCTGGCACAGGTTGGCCATGGCGAGCGCCACCATGTCCTCCCGGTACGAGTAGCCGGAGAACCAGGACTTACGGGAGTACCGCTCGGCGATCAGCAGGAGCATCCTGGCGAGCCGGTCTGTCACTCGCCCGAGCTGCTTTGCCTCGAGAACTGCGGGAAGGAGCTGCGCGTTTGTTACGTAGTGGCCCTTCGTGCTGGTGGCCTTCTCTCTCTTTACCTTCAAAGTGTTGTCTCCTCGACGACGGTTGATCTTTCGCGTGGAGATGTTACATTATAACACGCGAGGTGGTGCTGAAAAACGGAAGTGCGTTTTGGGAGAATCTTTTGCAGGATAAATATCCAAGCCTCACTACTGTCCATAGGGCGCCCGCATGAACCTCGACGAGCAACTTGAACTTTCCGTCCTCCTCGAGGACGTTCCACCACCTGGAGACAAGCGGGTGGCCGTTGCCATTGGCCGCTTCAACCCACCGACCAAGGGCCACTACAAGCTGATTGACACCGTGAAGAAGTTCATCAGGGAGCGCAAGGACCTGAACCTGCAGGCCTCACCGGCGGTAGTGGTGATTGGTGGTGGTAAGTCCGATCAGGACAAGCAGCGCAACCCGCTCTCAGTGGACGAGCGTATTTACTACATGCAGAACTCAGGAAATGCCAATGGCGTGACCTTCAGGTCAGCGAAGAACGCGTTCGAGGCCTTCGCGCAGCTGCGTACCTCCGGCCTTGAACCTATCGCCATCGCCGCCGGGTCCGACCGCGCGGAGGACTACCTGCGGATGCTGGACCAGTACTGGAAGGATGAGAAAGGCCGGCCAATCAAGCACTACAAGATTGACCTGCCGCGCGCAGACAGCGCTGTCAAGGACAAGGGCGGTGACAAGGTGCAGCAGATGGATTCGATCCTCGCCGCCCTCAAGGACGGTGACGGCGTTGGGATCGAGCACGTCTCAGGTTCGCTGGCCCGTCGCGCCGCCGAGCTGGGCTACTTTGAGGAGTTCGTGAAGATCACCGGCCTTGAGAAGAACGTGGCGGTCGCCAAGAGCCTGTACAAGAAGGTCCGCGCCGCCATTGGGAGCAAGGAATAATGTCCCTGTTCTCCAGCCTCGGCCAGCTCGCCAGCTCCACGATTGGCAGCTCACTTGGCGGGGTAGTGTCGGCGGGCATCGGCTCGGTGACGCAGGCTGCGCAGGCCGGTCTCGCCGCGGCCGGCCAGATCTTCAGCGACGCCAACCCGTCCGTGACGCAGAAGAAGGCTGAGGCCATTGGCCAGCTTGGTTCATCGGGTCAGCTGCCGTCATTCAAGAAGGTGTCAGACGTCACCATTGAGACGAGCGACGACCAGACAAACACACCGAGCGGCTTCAATCAGGTCCGGCTTGACCCGTTTGGTAAGCCGATCGTGCGCGTGCAGTCGCAGGCCAGGACAATGCCCACAATGGGCAGCACGGAGTCTGACAACAAGACGCTTGACTTCATGGTGAGCCTGAGGGCCCAGACGGCGTCGGTTGACTCTGCGACCGGCGCGGTTGCCGTTCGCGCCCAGGTGCTCTTCACCGTCTCACCCACGATCTCTGAGCGTAGGTCGGCCGACTACGATCAGCTGCAGCTGCTTCACCACCCCGGGCAGATCCTCAAGTACAAGTGGACCAACACCCGCTCATGGACGATCAACGGCCGGCTGGTGTCAAGGAACGGCGAGGAGGCCGAGAGGAATCTCACCTACCTGAACTACATCCGCTCGTGGGTGATGCCGTTTACCGGTGAGGGAACGGCCGCCGCCAAGGAGACGAAGGCGTGGCTGGGTGCACCTCCGCCGGTCCTCGTGCTGTCTGCGTATGGGGAAAAGATGGTCGGACCCGTGCCTGTGGTGCTGAAGGACTACAGCTGGGAATTCCCAAATGAGGTCGACTACATTGAGACGTCGGTTACCAAGGTCCCGTTCCCGACAATTATCACCGTGGCGCTGAACGTGGACGAGGCCTACTCACCGGCCGAGTACAGCGGGTTTGACTGGATCAAGTACCTCGAGGGCAACCTAGATGGCAGCGCCTTCAGGGCAGTGAGCGCGGCGCAGGTGAGAAAGAACAAGACGACGGCCGCGGAAACACCGGTGTCTGCCACGGCCGACAGCGGCCTGTCAGAGCTGAGTTCGGTTGATGACCTGATCAAGAACGCGAGCGCCGACTACAACCGATTCACAGATTCAATAAGCTCGGCGCCTACCGCGCTGGCATCATGGGTTGATGGAGCCATCAGTGGCGGCTAAGAACAACCAGAACAGCCTGTTCGCGACTCAGTCCCGCTTCATCAAGGGCGGCACTGCTGAGACTGCCAACAACCGGATCGAGTGGTGGGAGAGGACGATCTTCCAGCCTGACGTCACCGACGTGTTCTACGTGATCGAGGACATCTACGACCGTAGGCCTGACCAGATCGCCGCGGTCTTCTTCAATGACCCGCGCCTGTGGTGGTTCATCGCTCAGTTCAACAACATTCTTGACCCATTCAGCGAGATGGTCACTGGCACCGTGCTGCGCCTGCCCACCGCCGAGCGCGCCTCGCTCATGCTGACTGGTAAGCCTGGCGGCATTGCATCGAAGCGCGAGCTCACACCCACCATCTCAGCAGTAATCGTCTGATGTCTGACTTTGACAACGTTCTCGACTCTTACCGGTCGTACTCTTACCATCACCTGCTGCTCGTCGCCAACAACACGGAGAGCCTGCGAAAGCTAACTGACAGCACAAATGGCAACGCGTCGTTTCTTGAGGCGGTGCAGAAGGCAGG